GTGAAGAAGTTTCCTCTTGTTGCCTTGTTTGTTCCGTTCACGGAGCAGTATGGCGACCCTGCCATCTACTGCAAGGCGAGCATCTCCGTGCTGATAGCCTGCTCGTCGCGTCAGGAATGGAGCAATGAGAAGCGTAAGGAGACGAGCTTTGAGAACATCCTCAAGCCCATCTATGACCGCTTCATCGAGGAGCTGGGGAGGCACGACTTCGTGAAGGAGCCCTATAGTGGTTGTTTCGTTCATGAGAAGCAGGACAACTACTCGTATGGCAGGTATGGCGCTTATACGCAGAGCGGTGAGAGTGTCAGCGAGCCGATAGATGCGATAGTTATCCGCAACTTGAAATTGGAAATCTTAGAAAGACCATGTAACAGATATTAAAAAGCAATTATGAGAATTACAAGAACTTGTCCTCAGGGACAGCCAAACACGGGCATTTCTGCATGCCCTATCGACTTTAAGTATATCGTTGCAGCCATCTTGGTAACGAAGGGAGCCAAGTTGCCTGCATCCATTGACGCAGAGGCTTTGACCGAGCTCTGCCACGCTGCCCTCCCTGACCGCATCATGCCAATCAAGACTTTCGTGGAGTATGCGAAGAACGGCGGCGAGGCACAGACTTCTGCTGTTGGCTATGGTCCGACTCAGTTCACAGGCTTGAGCCCTCAGACTGACACCTTCTCTCTCGCTAAGTTCTCTCCTGAGCTCAACGCGAACATCTTGAAGGCTACCAACGTGGAATTCGGTGTTTACTATGTTGACAAGGACAACAACATCATCGGTGTGAACGATGGTACCGACATCCTTGCTCCAATCCCTGTGACGCTGATTCCTGGTGCTACTCCATTCAAGACTTCGAGCGCACAGAGCGTTCAGACTGTCGGCTTCGCGTATGTAGATACGGAGTATGTGTATCGCAACTTCGACTACTTCAACGCAGGCTTCGACGTGGCAAGCGCACTTGTCGGCTTGGTTGAGGTTGAGCTTGTTCCTGTGCCAGGTGCCGCTAACAAGTACAAGATTGTTGAGCACTACGGTGGCTACGACCGCACCGCTGAGTTCGGTCCAACGATTGGAAACAATGTGGATGCGATTGTTCTCGGTGCTACGGGTGGCTCTTACAATGCCGCTGACCAGACGCTGACCATCACCATGGAAGGCAATGACGCTCCTAAGCTTGCTGACCCACATACTCTCTTCCATGATGGTAATCTTGAGGGTATTGCTCAGTACGAGAAGTAATGAGTATCTGCTTTGAAAAGGTCAGTTTCAGTGTTGAGTATGCGAAGAGCGTGACGAAGGAGGAATTCATCGAGCGGCACGTGGGTGTGTTCTGGCTTGACAGGAGCGAGGACGTTCGCAGAAAGATGCTGAGTGACGCATACGACATCATCACCAAGGGGGCTGGGCAGTGAGCCCGACCCCCTTTTTGGTGGAGAGTGAAGAGAGGTGGCGACGGCAAAGCCGCCGCTTACTGAGAAACGAGAACTAAGTACAAAGGACTAAGGACAAAGAACAAAGATGGCGAACTTGCTGGATGTGGCTGATGTGATTGCCACGATAAGTGATACGTTTGAGGATGCGGTGGTTCAGTGCATGGACGACAATCGGGAAGTGGTTGCCGACATGATTCGTGAGCAGCTGTACTCGGGTGTCGATGGCAAGGGAAACTATCTGAGTCCGACGTACTCGCAGGACCCTTACTTTCAGGAGATGCCAGGGCATTGGTATGGACGTAGTGAGCAGTATAGAACTTGGAAGGAAGTGATTACGCCTCCGGAGTCGAGCATGATGCTTGGACTGCCTCCACGACCTGTGGACGTGCCGAACCTGTTCATCGTGGGTACGTTCCACGCGAGCATCAGGGCGGAGGTGAGGATTCCCGTGCTGCATGTCTATACGGCGGGGTTCGCGGACGGTCCTCTGATTGAGCGGAAGTACGGAGAGGACATCTTCATGCCTGGCGAGATTGCGAGGGCTTACTTCAACGAGAACTATCTGAAGCCGCATCTGCTGAGGCTGTTTGAGCAATGCGGATATAGATAGAGGCGAAGGCGAAGCCTCCGCGTACGGAGAAACTGACGAAGGAACGAAAGACGAAAGACTGACCCGTAACAAAATTACGGGGAACGGTGGCAAAAGGAAGAACGATGGCTTGCAGTTGCATGAATAAGATACGGCAGAGTGATAGGGACATCCAGAGCGAGTTGGCACGGAAGGCTGCTATGCTGGATGGGGAAATCTACGCTCTGTATCAGAAACCCGACGGCACTTACGGGTTTGACAAGATAAGTGCGGAGATAAAGCACCCGATTGTGGAATATAGACACTATCTGTGATATGGCTGATTTGAAGATTACCGACCTCATTGCCGAGGGTGAGATTGAGAAACTCAAGAGCCTCAGCGGTGAGCTCAAGACTGTAAAGGAGATTTATATTGAAGTGGCGACGAAGTTGGCTGCCGGCTTGAAGGTGAAAATCGAGACGGAGGGCGACCTTGCCAAGTATCTGAACAGCATCGGAGAAAATGCGAAGCAGGCGGAGGCAAACACGCTGCGCTTCAACACTGTTCTTCAGCAGGAGCAGCAGACGCTGAACAACACGACGAACACGATTTCTCGCAACCTTGCCGAGCGTGAGAAGGAGAACAGAACGAAGCGGGAAGGTTACGAGTTTGACAAGGTGGCGCTTGAGCTTGCCTTGAAAGTGCTTGGTACCAGGGAGGAGAATATCGCCCGTCTGACGAAGGAGCAGACGAACCTGAAGATGGTAAAGCAGGAGCAGAGCGACCTCAACAAGCGTCTGAAGGATGGTGCCATCGACCTCAACACCTACAACACGAGGATGACGAAGCTCAACAACGAGGAGAGCAAGAGCAAAATCGCCATTCAGGAACTCAATCGCACCATCAACAACCAGACGAAGGAGATGCAGGCTGCGGAGGGCACCTATACGCAGTTGTCGCAACGCTTGGAAATCCTCAAGAGAGCCTACAGACAACTGAGTGAGGAAGAGAAGAACAGTCCTTTGGGTAAGCAGCTGAACGCTGCCATACTTGACCTTGACGCCCATCTGAAGGACTTGGATGCTGACATGGGTCAGTTCCAGAGGAACGTGGGCAACTACGCCATTGCGACGGACAAGATGGCGGGCAGTTTCTTGAACCTGCTTGGTTTGCCTCCTCAGTTGAGCAACAGCCTGAAGGGTTGCTTCGAGACGATGGCGAAGGGCGAGAGCGTGATGGCGAGCCTTGGCACGAAACTCGCTGCACTGGGTAGGACGCTGATGACGTTCTTGGCGAATCCTGCGATGCTGGCGATATTGGGCATTGGAGGTGCGGTTGCCGCGTTCAAGTGGTGGTACGAGTACAACAAGGGCATTGCCGAGGCTACGAGGCTGACGAAGGAGTTTTTCGGAATCAAGGACTCGGGCGAACTGACAGCGTTGAGGGACGAAATCAAGGCTGTTGCCGATGTCTATGAGAAGGACTATATCGACGTGCTGAAGACCGTCGATGCGCTCCATGCGCAATGGGGCATGAGTGCTCATGAGGCTTTGCAGGTGGTGAAGGATGGCTTTGTCAGTGGTGCGGACTTGGGTGGCAATATGCTGAGTCTGTTGCAGCAGTATGCGCCAAGTTTCCATGATATAGGTCTGAGTGCGAGTGAGACGGTGGCGATCATCCAGCAGACGAGAAGCGGAATCTTTACGGAGGGCGGCTTGCAGGCTATTCAGATGGCGGGTGTTCGCATCAGACAAATGTCGGAGAGTGCGAAGAAGTCGCTGGATGCGATAGGACTGAGCTCGAAGCAGATTGAGCAGGAGTTGAGCAGTGGCGAGACTTCCATCATGGAGGTCATCAAGATGATTTCCGCACGTATCAAGGAGTTGCCGCCTGACTGCGAGGAGGTGGGCAACGTGCTGAAGGATGTGTTCGGTAGGAATGGTGCTGCACAGGGCTTGCAGATGATTGAGAGCTTCGACCAGATGAATACGAGCCTTGAAGAGGCGAAGAAGACCACGGGCGAGTATGGCGAGTTGCTGGAGAAGCAGGTGGAGGCTCAGACGGAACTCAACAAGGCTGTGAGCGAGTTGTTCGATGCTACGGATGAGGGATTCGAGAATACGATTCTGAGTCTGAAGATTATCGGCACGGAGTTGCTTGTCGAGGTGCTCCATGGCATGAAGGACATCGTGAACTGGTTCATTGAGTGGTATAATGAATCGGTGCTTGTACGTGGTGTCATTCAGTTGCTCGGTGCTGCGTTTAGGACTGTTTGGAACGTGGTTCAGACGGGAGTCAGTGCGATTGTCCTTCTGTTTAAGCAGTTTGGTGCGGTGGTAAAGAGTGTCGGTGACATGATTGTCGGCATCTTCACGCTCGACTGGGATAAAATCAAGAACGGATGGAACAACTTCTTTGAGACGACAATAAAGAACCTGAAGAAGTTCGGAAACGATGCCATACAGAACGCCAAGGATGTTGCAGACGGCTACGTGGATGCTTGGAACAACACCGTGAATGGGAAGGAAGTGAAGCTGCTTGGAAGTGATGGAGCGACGGCGGAACCGTCGCATACGGAGAAAGCAGGACAGAACGAGAGAAGGACCCGCAACGGAATTGCGGGGAACGGTGGCGATAGTGGCGAAGATAGCAAGGAGGCGGAGAAGGCGGCTAAGTTGGCGGAGAAGAAGCGGAAGGAGCAGGAGAAGATGGAGGAGGCTGCGGAAAAGGCTCGCATCGCTGCGGAGAAGACGAACATCGCCAATCGGCTTGCACTCGTGGAAAAGGGAAGCGAGGAAGAACTGAAGGTGAAGCAGGAGAAGCTCGCCATGGAGCGCGACCTCGAACTGAAGGAGGCTGAGAAGAACGGTGCTGACATGGCACTCATCCATGAGAAGTTCCAGAAGGAGATGGACGAACTCGACCAGGAGTATGCGCATCTTGCAGTGGAGAGGATTAGTGACCGATATGCTGCGGAGAGTGTTGCGCTGAACGAGTCTTTTGCTCTTCGTCAGAAGTTGCTTGCAGAGCAGTATGCGAAGCAGGACATCAGTGAGGCGGAGTACCAGGAGAAGAAGGCTGCGCTGGAGGAGGAGTATGCCAAGGCTACGCATGAGCGTGCCATCCAGCAGGTGCAGGAGCAGATTGCCGTGGCGGGAATCAGTGCCGACGAGCGTCAGAAGTTGGAGGAGAAGCTGGCGAAGAGCCTTGCTGACCTTTACAAGTGGGAGGCGGAGCAGTTTGCGAAGAGCAGAGCAGAGGAGGTGAAGGCAGATGAGGATGCCCACAAGAAGCGCATGAGGAATGTGCAGATGTATATGCAGAAGACGGCACAGATGCTGAATGCGGTGACGGACTTGTTCGGTGCGCTGAGCGATGCGAAGATTTCTCGGATTGAGGAAGAGGAAAAGGCACTCGATGAGCAGTACGATAAGGACGTGGAGCGTATCGTGATGATGGAGGAGAGCGGTGCGATTACCAAGGAGGAAGCGGAAGCGAGGAAACGTGCCGCTGAGGAAGTGAGCGAAAGGAAGCACGAGGAACTGGAGAAGAAGAAGAAGGCTATCGAATATAAGCAGGCGGTGATTGAGAAGGCTAACAACGTGGCTCAGATTGCCATCCAGACGGCTCTTGCTATCACTCGTGCTTTGCCAAACATTCCGTTGTCGATTACGGTTGGTGCGATTGGTGCGGTTCAGTTGGCTACTGCGTTGGCACAGCCTATCAAGGCGTATGCGAAGGGTACTCCGAAAGGTGGCCACGATGGTGGACTTGCGTTGGTGGGTGATGGTGGTAAAAACGAGATTATCACTTTCAACGGCAAGGCATGGAAGACGAGCGATAAGCCTCAACTCGTAGATCTGCCGAAGGGTGCTGAGGTATTCCCTGACGTGAGGAATTTCGAACTAAAGCAACTTCAGTTCATGGGCGAGCTGACGCAGGGCGGTGGTACGGAGGTGAAGGTCATCAACGACTACAAGGCGCTGGAGAGAGGACAGAAGCAGACGAACAGCCTCCTGAAGCAGCAGATGCGGCAGAATGCGAGGATTGCGTACTTGCAGAGGTTCTATGACAACTTGAAGAGACTCTAAGGGCGACGGCTAAGCCGCCGCTTACGGAGAAACGAACGACGAACGACGAAGAACGAAGGACTATGAAGATAGAGCGATTGGACCAGTTGACGATGGTGCAGTTTATGGATATCGCCTGTGGCGACTATAAGATGCTGGGTGGGGATAAGGTGAAGGCGGCTGAGCTGATTGGTGCGTTTCACCGCATCTCTGACCCTGCGGGGTACCAGGTTGTCTTGCAGGAGAAGATTGAGGACGCACGGAGGAAGGCGAGGATTCTGCTTTTCTCTGTGATGCTGACGCTGCTTTCCCTCGATGCGGAGGATGATGTGCGGAAGCTGCTTGAGGATATTGGCAAGACTCGTGCGAGCCGCATGGAGCCGGAGAAGATGCGCATGGTGGTGGAGCAGTTCCTCAGGAGTGAGCGTGCAGCGCAGGAACGTGCCGAGAAGGAGCGGGTGAAGGAGGAACAGCCGGATGCGAGGAAGCTACGTGCAGACTTCTATACGGAGGTGAGCGTGCTGATGCGGCACTTCAAGATGGCGATTGAGTTGAATAGCATCAATGCGGAGGTGTATGCGAACCTGAGGCACCAGGCTGATGAGGATGCCAAGGCGATGCGGGCGGCGATGAATAGATAGAGGGCGACGGCAGAGCCGCCGCGTGCGGAGAAACGAGACCGCAAGCAGAACTTGCGGGAACAGTGGCGAAGAGCGAAGACGGGAGAATTTCGTAACTTTGCAGCGTTGTTCATGTTACTGTAATGGAATGGGTGCCGAGTCGGGCTGTGTCCTCTCTCGGCATTCTTGTGTATTCCCTAAAAAGTTCTTGTTCCAAACGAACATTTTTGTTAGTTGTTGGTTTTCCCTTTTACCATTAACCAAAAATTATCGATATGGACAAGAAACTTCTGAAACGACTGAAGGGCATCGAAAGGAAATGCGATGCCGTACTGAGAGAATTGAGACGGTTTGACTTCAGACCAGGTCTTCACTGGTTGGACTCCGTTCGCACGAGTGCGAGGATTCTGCACGAGATGAGCAAGAAGGAGCGTGAGCGTATGGAGCGCGAACGGGAGGGTGGACTACGACACTGAGGTGGCGAAGCTGCTGCCATGGATACGGAGGATGGCACGTAACTTCGCACGTGGTGAGGATGCTGAGGACTTGGCGGGTGAGACGGTTCTTCGTCTTTTCCTGCATCGTAGGGCGCTTGGAAGTGTTGAGGAACTGAAGTCGTGGTGCTATGTGGTGATGCGGAACGTGTATTACTCTCTGTGGCAGCGGAGGAAGGTGATTGGGTTCGTGAGTCTCGACGATGACTATGACGAGCCTCTGGACTCATACGACTGCTTCGGTACACTGATAGCGCGTGAGGGGCTGGCGGTGGTTCAGCTCCTTCGCCGCTATGCGAGTGTTGACACTGCGGTTCTCTATGCGATGGGTTTCAGCTATGCTGAGATAGGCGAGATGCTCCATTTGCCGCTCGGTACCGTACAGAGCAGAATCAACGCTGGTAGAAGAATCATAAGGAAATACTTGTAAACTACTTTTTTGGCTCGTTGTGCCCGTGAGGGTGTGGCGGGCTTTTTTTTAAACGCGGAACTTTTGGGCACGATAACAGTTAGCAAATGTTAAGGCGTGAAAATGGTGAGGGCAAACGATTGCATATATTGACAAAAACGACGAGGTTTGCAGTATAATAATTAAACTAAATGTCAAACCTCTAAAAACAAGGAAATCATGGAAAAGAAGAGTTTTCGAGTGAGAGTTTTCAAGTATGCAAACAGCCTTTACCGCAACACCGGCTTGCTCTGGAGTGACTGTCTGAAAAAGGCTTGGGCGATTTACCGCCTTGCGAAGCAGATGCGCCAGGGGACTGTGCGCTTCCTCTACAAGAAGGTGGACGGCTCCATCCGCGAGGCTTACGGCACTCTGCACAACCTGCCTGCGGGTGTGACTGGTGGCAAGAAGACGAAGCCAAGCTACAAGACCTTTGCTTACTTCGACACTGAACGCAACGCCTTCCGCTGCTTCAAGGTGGAGAACTTCATTGCGATGGTAGCTTAACAGCCCCCTCCCTTCCTCCCCGAGGGGAGGGGAGAGGCAGCGGCAGAACCGCTGCTTACGGAGAAAACAAGAACCCTCGGCGGAATCGAGGGGAACGGTGGCAGAGAAGGCGACCGAGAGAAAAGGCTTGGAATTTCGCTGGAGCTCCCTTTGAGAATGTGCCTGAATCTGAAAGCGGAGCCATGGGCGGGGCGGTGCTCCGCTCTGCCTGTGGAACGTGGTTCGTAAGGATTTGAGAATGAAAAAGTTAAGGGATTGAGGGCGATTTTTCTTTGTCGGATTTTTCTATTGTGGACGATTTCTCTTTTCTTTGTGGAAAATAAGAAGAGATGCTTTGTAGGTATTATCTGCATATAGGTTCGACGAAGGTTGACATTGAGGATGCCAACTGCATGGATGTGGGTGGTATGATTGCCAACCTGAGTGAGCTGGTGATTCGCTTTCAGCGCTTGGACTTTGGCGGCGTGGTTAGGACCTGCGGCAGCGAGATAGAGTTCATCGATGCTGCGAAGGAGGCTCTGATTGCGCTGTGGAACCGCTCGACGGTGAAGGCTACTGCTTCCTTTGCGGTGTATGCCATCAATGAGCGATGGGTGTATGAGCCGCTTTGGGAGTGTCCTTTGGACTTCTCGACGTTCAGGTATGACGACTATCGTGCGACGATTGGCTGCGTGGATACGAGTGCCGCTGCGCTCATCAAGGCGAACAGGGGTACGAGGTACCATTTCGGTGCCGTTGGCATGAGCGAGGAGGTGAAGCTGGACTATGACCGCATCACGATTGCGAACAGGTACAAGGCTCAGATGATGGGTACGGAGGTGTCGGGTGCGGACACTTACACGCAGATGGTGAACGACACGAACAACGACTACTTCTCTGTGATGCTTGCGCTGACTCGGTACGAGGAGCAGATAAACACGCAGAACAGTCTTTACGTTAACGAGCATTTCTGGGCGAGCGAGTTCCGCAGGGATAAGGGAACGGCAGACCAGTATTATGTGAAGGCTCTGAGGGATTGCGAGGTGGAGGTGGACTTCACGCAGTTCAAGATTTGGGGCACGAGAGAAATTCGTGTGCTGGACTATGACACTCGCGAGTACGTGCATATCAGTACCAACAAGCTGGAACTGATTTACGTCCTTCAGAAGTACGACCCTAACGACATGGCCAACACGATAGAGCCTGTTGCCGAGAGCGACTTGGAGAAGACTGACAGCGAGCGTGGCTATATGTATCCTTGTGGCATCAAGGGTAAGCTCCATTTGCCTGAAGGCTGGTGTTTGAACATGATTGCCTACGGAAGGGTGTATCGGGATGAACTATGGCGACGCTACGAATACACCTTCGGACCTGACACGGTGCTTTACCTGAGTGCTGACCGTGGCGATGTGAAGTGGGACAGTAGGTCGTACAACGTGGATATGAGGGTTATCAAGCCTGTTACGCTGCTGAACAAGCTGCTGGAGAAGATTGGCGGTGACAAGATGCAGTTGAGGGGTGTCATCAACGATGATGAAGACGAGCGACTGCGGAACACGGTGCTTCTCCCTGCTGAGGAGATTCGTGGCTTCAGTGGTCCTTCGCTCTACAGCAGCTTCAAGCAGTTCTGTGAGATGATGGAAACGGTGTTTGGCTATGTCTATACCATCGAGGATGCGGAGGTGGAGAACATGCTGAAGGTGGACATCGTGGACTTCGACGAGTATCACAGTTCGATTCCGAGCGGTGGTGTGATTGTGACGGGTAGTCTCGCGGCTGTGGTTCAGAAGGTGTGCTACTATTCCGCTGAGGGTCGGTTCTACGGAGTGAGCGAGCAGCAGGGTAGGACTTACTACTATCATCTTTGGCGTGGCTGCGCTGACTATCTCGACTATGCGAACAGGTATGCTCCGTTGCAAAAACGTGTCTATTTCTGCAAGCAGGGCTTTGCGCCTTATTATTACCCTGGCGGCAGCGGCAGTACCCTTACACTCTATTATCTGGACGAAATCGACACGAAATACTATGATAAGATACGCACGTTCTCGGAGGTGTATATCGGCGAGGTGCAGGACGATAGGGAGTATGACGGTCAGGTGACGGGTGCGGACATCGTGTATGTGACGGGCATGGGTCAGTTCTTCTGCAAGGACCAGGACGGACACTACTACTCGACTTGGGACGGCTGCGACGACTATAATGACGGTCAGTTTGCGAGGGAGCGGACGGTGTTTCAGTCGTTCGATGATGATGAACTGTATTACGTGCTCTACGATGAGCGTTACTTGTTGCCTTATCGTGAGCAGGATTTGGAGCTCGACACGATGAGGGATGCCGCGATTGTCAGGTTCGTGCATCGCAGTGCCTTGTTTGGTAGCGAGGTGCAGGAGATAGAGCCTGTTGCGAGTCCTGAGGTGAAGGTGGATGCAGAAAGGCTTTACAGTGAGCTTCGCATCGGCTTCAAGAAGCAGGAGTACGACCTTGGCAACTCGGGAAATGACGAGTGGAACTTCACGAGCGTCTATACGTTGGAGTCTCAGCTAAGGGAGAAGGTGCTGGAGATGATTTGTCCTTACAGGGCGGACTGCTATGGCATCGAGGAGCTTGCGGGCAAGCGGAATATCGAGACGAGTGCGACGGACAGCGATGGAGATTTGTTCCTCGTGAAGATTCAGGAACCTAACCCTGGCAGCGACCAGTGGACGGGCAAGTACATCTTAGACAGGAGGATCACGGTGGAGGGTGCCTATACGGACACGGTTTTCAATGCGACGTATGCGCCAAGATTCTGTATTCTGGCGAACAGGGGTTATATTGCTTCGTTCTCTCTGAAGATTTTCTTCGCCAGTACGGAGGGCAACGATAACATATACTTTGTCAGCGGTCCTAATCGGAGCGGCATGCGTGATAGCCTGGTGATTGGTTCGAGCTATCGGCTGTTTAGGCTTTGCGACTTCGTGGTGAGGACGAGCGAGCAGCGGTTTGCGCTGGCATGGGATGCGCTGGTGGCGTTCCGATGGAGGGACGTGCTTTATCAGGGGTACGTGAAGAGCGTGACTTTCAATCCTCAGAAGCCGGAGATGGTGGAGTATGAGCTGATTGGGAAGACGCCGTAGAGAAGGGCGACGGCAGAGCCGCCGCTTACGAGAAAACTAACGAAAGACGAAGAACGATGAACGAAGAACGAACGGCTGCTGGGAAGACCGCAAGCAGAACTTGCGGGAACGGTGGCGAAACGATAAACGATAGAGATTATGTATTTTATTAGTCCTTTTACACCGCTATTTTTCAGTCCTGGGAAGGAGCCATTCCTTGTCGGGAGCAACTGCGTGCAGGTGTGGAGCCCTAACGATACGATATTCATCCAGATGATTGGCGACGATCCGCAGGAGCATGTGCCCTCTGCGTTGCTGAATTTCTACGATGAGGATATGGTGAAGCACACGACGGTGCTGGTGTGGAGGGAATGGGTGATGAACGACAACGCCATCATCTACTGGACGACCGTGTCGGGCATGCCTGCGGGACTGTATAGCGTGACGATAGACAGCGAGAGCGATATGTTCCTCATCACGGACGATGAGAACCTGTTGGCGCAGACTGCACTGGTGCAGTATTCGTCGATGTCGAACAGGACGAGGAAGGATGTGTGCTTCTGGATTGACTCTGAGCAGCACTACTTCTCTTGGCGCATTCCTGGCGGCTTCAAGGATGACGGCTGGGTGTTCGGTGTCGATAATGAGCAGTTCACGGACTCGATGTTCGAGCAGACCGACCTGTATAGCCATGAGCAGTTGATGATGACGCTGACGCTTGGCAATGCGGTGGGTGTGCCTCCATGGTACGCGCATCTGCTGAATATGATTCTGAGCTGCTCGCATGTGTATGTCGATAACGAGCGCTATGTAAGGAGCGAGGGCAGTGTTCCTGAGCAGACGGTGATGATTGAGACGCTGAGGAGCTACATCTATAAGCAGGTGCTTCAGAAGGTTTGCTGGACTGACCCTCAGCTGGAGCAGCGGACACTCTTGCAGTTGAGGAGGGTCTATCTGACGAAGACGGCTCCTGCATCAGAGGTTTATCGTGAAGTGACTGTGAATAACCAGACCAAATTGCTAAAGATTGAATCATGAGGATAGAATTGACACAAGACCAGATTGTCGAGATTGTCTCTCGGGTGATTGAGGCTTTGCAGACGAACAGCAAGGCGATTAAGGAGCTGACGCTTGTCACGGAGGTGTCGAACGACGACTATATCGAGATAAGCGAGGGCAAGCGCATCGCGGTGACTGCGCTTGTAGATAGTGTTGCTTCGCGCTTCGATGAGGACTCCATCACGGAGGAGATGCTGCAGGCTTTGTGTGTTACCGCTGCGAAGATTGCCGTCGGTGCTGTGACGAACGAGAAGATTGCCGACGGGAGCATCACGCTTGCGAAGCTCGCGGATGAGGTGTTCGGAACGATTACCGCGGGCAGTACGGGTTTCGTGACGGGCAACGATGTGGCACAGGCCATCTTGTGGAAGCGTGGCAACGGTCAGTATTCCGCCATTCAGAAGGGCAGCGAGGGCAGTGCCAACGGTGCTTTGTCGGTGTCGGAGGGTAACAACAACCATTCGAGCGGCAATTTCAGCCATGCGGAAGGCAAGGAGAACACGTCGAGCGGTCAGAGTTCCCATGCCGAGGGAACGGGCAATGTCGCCAGTGGTAAGTCGTCCCATGCCGAGGGCAGCGGAAACACCGTCAGCAAGGAGGCAGCGCACGTGGAGGGCTACAACAATACCGTGTCGAAGAACTACGCCCATGCCGAGGGTGCAGGCAATGTCGTGGATGGTGCCGCAGGTCATGCCGAAGGTGCGGGCAATACGGTGAACGGCACTTCTGCCCATGCTGAGGGCGAGTCGAACACCGCCAATGGTGACATGTCGCATACGGAAGGCTCCGGAAACAGGACGAACGGCAACCGCTCCCATGCAGAGGGCAAGGACAACCTGGCAGGCGGTGCAGATGCCCATGTAGAAGGTGATACGAACCGCGCTATGGGTAATCAGAGCCATGCTGAGGGACACTTCACGGAGAGCGGTGTGGCGGACGATGCTGACAACACCCATACGGAAGGCTATGCCACGGTTGCGATGGGTATGGCTGCCCATGCGGAAGGCGGCTACGGGTGTGCCTCGACGGAGTTCGTCGGTGACCGTCGTCTGTTGGTTAGACTGACAGGTGAGGCAGGTGCCACGAGTTTCAGGGTGACGAACTTCACGGAGCTGGGCGTGAGTGGCAACCTCCTGCAAGGAAAGAAGATTGTGTATGGCTCGGATGAGGAGACTGACGTGAATGTTCTGATTACGGGTGTGACGGTGAACTCCACGAACGTATGTACCATCACGACGGACGGACCACTCAGCGAGTCGGCACTGAACGCCGCCATCTTCTATTTGGCTGGCAATACCGCTGATGGTGTGAATGCTCATGCAGAGGGCAATTTCAACAGAGTCTCGGGCACTGATTCCCATGCCGAGGGCCACATGAACGTGGCATCGGGCAGGAATAGCCATGTGGAGGGTTCGCATAACATCGCAGAGAACGAGAACGAGCATGTGGAAGGCACGTACAACTACAATAGGACGGGACTTGTGCATAGCGTGGGCATCGGTTCGGACGATGACAGCCGCATGAATGCAGAGGAGATAGACGAGACAGGCAAGAAGTTCCTGAGGGGCGTGGGTGGCTTCGATGGAACGAATGGCGGTCAGAATGATGTGCGTGACGTGGCGAAGGTCATTAACGGCAATACCGCCATGATGGGCTATGCGGTGTGTAGCACGCCAGGGGACAACCTCACCAAGCAGATAAGCCTCCCGAACTTCCCTGCTGCCACGAGTGGTGTGACGGGTGGCTGCTTCAAGGTGAAGATGGAGCATGCCAATACCGCTGAGGGCGACGTGAAGCTGCTCGTGAATGGTGTTGCCGCTATTGACCTGTTGTATAACGGTGAGGCGGTGAGTGACACGAACACGTGGGAGGACGGTGAAGTTCTGAGCGTGTATTTCGATGGCGAGTATTACCAGGCGACGAACGTGCAGGGTGGCAGCGGAAGTGCCAAGAAGGTGAAATACGACAATGCTCAGAGCGGTTATCAGAATATCGACAACGCACAGGATGCGATTGACAAGAACGCTGAACTGATTAAGGAGTTGCAGGCGAGTGTGTTCCCGTTGTCGGTGACCTTGTCCGTGTCGGGCAGTGGAACGAGGGAATATACGGGCGAGAACCAGAGTGTGAACTTCATCTATACCGTGAAGCGTCAGAACCAGGGCGTGACTCCGAGCCGTCTGACGATGACTGTTGGCGGTGTGACGACGACGATTGCCAACCCGAGTGCATCGGGTACGCTGACCGTGCCTGAATGCGGCAAGGGAACAACTACGGTGAGCATCACAGCTTATTACGGTAGCCTCAACAAGAGTGCGAGTGCAAGTGTGAGCTTCATTGCTCCAATCCTTGTCACCGACACTCCGCGCAGCGTGATGAGCAGTGCGGAACTGGAGCAGGCACAGGGCTGGAGCGTGAAGAGTTCCGCTGCGGGTACTTATACGATGTCTCCAGCTTCGGACTTCTACCTTTGGATTTGCGTTCCTGCGGGTAAGAGCATCACGAAGGTGACATCGAGCGGATTCGATGTGCCGATGGAGCGCCAGAGCGGAAATGTGAGTGTGCAGACGGTGAACGGCAACACCTACGAAGAGAGCTATGTGTGCTACCGAAGCAGTGCGAAGCTGATTGCAGGAAGCTGGACGTTTGTGGTGAGCTAAGGGCGACGGCAGAGCCGCCGCGTACTGAGAAACTAACGAAGGACAAATTATAAAAAATAGACGATATGGCAGAGATAAAGATAGCGGGTGAGCTGGTGGCAGGTGCGAGTGACAAGGTGCTTGCGGGTGCTGATGCCATCAAGGATAAAGGCATGGGCATGTTCCAGCACAACATCAACAAGATGGCTGTCGGCAATGGTGTTTTCAACGTGACCGAGTACACCCACGAGCAGACTGCTGACGTGTCGGAAGCTGCTGCGCTCATTCCTGCGTCGCTTCGTCGTTCAGGTATGGTGATTACCTATGAGGTAGATACTGACGAATGGGAGACGAAGCAGTTCGTGAATGGCGATGCGAGCGACGCTAACGACTGGGTGGACGATGACAACTGGGCGAATTTCGGTGGTGGTGTGGAGAACGGTGATGAGACGGTTCTCAACATCAACAACCTGTTGGGCACTACCACGTACTACACGCTTCAGACCGCCTTGTCTGCTTTGCAGGCTTACGAGGTGGCGAGCGGCATCACGTACAGGAAGAAAGGCCTCGTGATTTCGTATCAGACGGACGAGAGCACGATTGAGACGAAGCAGTTCTGTGGCGTGGATGACAGTGTATCGAACTTCTACCCAAGCAGTGACTATTCGCTTTGGAAGGACTTTGGCGGTGGCGAGGAGATTACGCTGAGCGATGAGCCGAGCGAGGGCGGACAGGAAGCCTTCTCGACGGGCGGTGCCTATGACACGCTGCCTACGGGCATGAGCTGCGAAACGGACAGCGAGACGGGTGTGACGACGCTTGCCTTGCTGAATGCCGCTGGTGAGCAGATTGGCGACGAGGTGCAGTTCACCGGCGGTGGTGGCGGTGGCGGTGGTTCCACTGATACGACCATCGTGAGCATCGCCTTTGAGCATTCGATTGTGTATGGTGCGTTTGGCAAGACGCTTGCCGTGAATGCCGCCATCCGAAGCGTGAACACGAACGACGACACGACGAACGCCATCGTGCGACTGGAGTTGCTGAACACGAAGACGGGTGCGACGGTGTGGATGAGCGACCTCGGTGTGGGCCAGGCATCTTCTCAGAGCTTGACCGACTATTCGTTCCCTCTGGACTTCACGAGTCTCATCAACGCTGCGGGTACTTATCAGTACCGACTCATCGCCACGGACGATACGGGCGCAGTGGGTAGGAAACTGATTAACATCTCCGCTGTGGACGTGACCATATCGAGCACACAGACGCTGAACTACTTGGCTTCGCAGGTGATTACGCCTACGACCACGAGGAACATCTCCATGTACCGCTTTGCGAACTATGCGAGCCGTTCAGGTATCTTGGTGACAGCGGAAATCTATAAGAACGGTGCTTGGGCTCCGCTCGCCTCTACGACGGTGTTTGACTCCCTCTCGCACTCCATCACCATCAATGCGGCTACGCTCGGACTGACGCACGGAAGCTATCCTGTGAGGATATTCGGTAAGGATGTTGCCTCGAACGTGGTGGGTAACACCATCTACACGAGCATCATGTGTATTGACGAGCACGCCTCCACTCCTGTTGTTGCCCTCCGCTATGTGGACAGGAACGACGGAAAGGTAGCCTTGTACGATACCGTGACGGTGGATGCAGCCGTGTATGACCCTGCATCGACGAGCGCGAACCTCGACATGCTGGTGGATGGTGCCGTGAAGAGTAGCGTGGTGGCTTCGAGAACGAGGACGTACCAAATCACCGTGCAGGTGACAGACAAGGCTGCTGACGGAACGGAGTACATCACCTTCCAAGCGAGAAGCGGTGCGAGTGTAAGCAACCAGATTTCGCTTCAGGTGTATGGCAGTGTGATTGATGCCGCCATCCTTCAGGGAGCGATTTACAATTTCAACTTCGCCAACCGAAGCAATTCGGAGTCGAACCATGCCATCACCGACCACGGCTATACGATTACGCCTGTGGGTGCTAACTGGCGTACGAACGGTTTTGTGAGCTACTTGGGCGAGATGGCTTTCCGTGTTGCGGAGAATATGACCGCCACGCTCAACCACAAGCCATACGGCGCAGGTGTGACCGACCTGAAGAGTACGGGTGGTGTGCTTCAGTTCGCCTTTGCGACGAACAACGTGATTGACGATGATGCCATATTCATGCAGTGCTACAACGCTGCCACGGGTGTCGGCTTCAAGATAACGGGCAAGAAGATTGGCATCTATCTGCCTAATGCTCCGCAGGGTAACACCTACGAGGAGCGCAACTACAAGACGGGCGAGAAGAAAACCGTTGCGATTGTCGTCGAACCGATGACCGAGTACGTGACGAGAGATGGTGTGAGCTATTCCTTCGTGAGACTGTACTTGGACGGTGAGGAGGTGGCGGTGCTGGGCTATAACCCAAGCACGACGCTGACGCAGGACTCCTACGTCACTTTCAACGGCACGTATGGCGACTTCTACCTCTACTACATGATGGCATGGACGGACTGGATGGACTGGACACAGGGCTTCAAGAACTACCTCGTGAAGCTGAGCGACTCGGTTGCCATGGCTGCTGAGTTCGTGGCTGGCTGGGGTGTTGGCGAGGACATGCTGATTAAGTCGCAGACGATCCAGGAATGGGACGATGGTGGCGGACGTGCGGAGCTGAGACCGCAAGCCGATGCACTGTACAACCGTGGTATGGCTTACGTGGTGCATTACCTCGAAGACTATAGCGTGAGGGACAAGTCGGCATCAACGAGCGACAACGTGTATGCGAAGCTGCTCTACAGGAATCCGAAACGTCCTTATCAGAACTTCAAGGCTATCGACGTGCGCGAGAGGAACCAGGGTACGACTTCGAGTCAGCGACCTGTGAAGAACGACCGTAACTACTTCGCCCAGAAGCGTGGCTCCACCTACGATAAGACCACCAAGACAGGTGGCACGTTCCTTTCGATTACGGAGCCAGACTTCTCGACACCACAGGGCTTGTTCGCCTACGAACTCGCCAGCATCAACAAGATACAGATTGGCGATGACACCATCCCTATCGACGTGGTGACAACGAAGGTCGATTATTCCGACTCGGGCGGTGCGAACGACTCTGGTACTTGCAACCTCATGAACGCCACGTTCAGGGCTTTGGGCAGTCAGTACATGACTCCTGCACAGAGAGCCTACACGGGCAACTACGAGTATAAGACGAAGCAGTTCATCCTGCTCAACAGCATCACGGAAGTGTCCTCTACGGGCAACAGTGTGACGGAGAACGGCTTCACGAAAACCATCTGGAGCGGAACGTATCAGGGAAATTCCATCTACTTCGTCTATGACCTCGACGTGGATGGAAACACGCAGATTGAGACGAGCACGAACAGTATCATCTGCTACATCACGAATGCGTCGGGTGCGGCGGTGAAGGTGAGCAAGACGAAGAGCGGTCTGAAGATGAACCACTCGACTGCGAACCATCCTATTGCCGTGTATCGAAGTACGGATGCGACGATGAACACCGTGTATTTCCATGCGAAGGGCAACTGGAAGGAGGACAAGAGCGAGCAGATTGCGCTTGGCTTCAAGGACACGCCAGGCTATAACCTCGGCTGTCTGAACTATGGCGATGATGCCTTCGTGGAGTATTTCGGTACGAGAGGCGAGACGCTCGACCAGATTGAGGCTCGTTTCCGTGCGGACAATACCGTCGATACGAGCAAGAAGTATCTGTTGAGCCTCTATTGCGGCAGAGACTTCCGCTTCATGACCTACGAGGGCGGTGCATGGACGGACACCACGGGTAGCATGTATCAGATCCAGGACGGAACGTGGACTGTGGAGGGTGACGTGCTGAACCCTGTGGATGGTTTCGAGCTGCTGGTGTATGATGGCTTCTGCTGGTTCAAGGGCGTGGGCAGTATCGACGACATGATGCTTCCTACCTTGCAGCACTCGAAATGGGTTGGCGAGCTTGTCAGCGATGAGGTGTATGTGCCTATGTGGACGTACTACTTCGAGCCGATGGTGGATGACGACCAGTTGGTGCTTGACTATCTGAACGGCAAGAAGGTGCCTTACAACCTCTATCAGTGGTTGAGGCACTGCGACAACTGCGACCCTGAGGGCATGGCTCCATCTACCGCCTATCAGAACTGGAGGAACGAGACATGGAAGTATGCGAACGTGCGTGCGAACATGGCATATTTGGCGTTTACCGACTACTGCGCCGCTGTCGATCAGCGTGCGAAGAACATGCAGCCGATGTGGTTCCTCGATGATGGCTACAAGATTGTGAACGGAGAGTTCTACACGAATAGCGGCACGAAGGTGGACTATGGTGTGAGGATGTATCCAAACAAAGTATATGACTGCGATACCTGCAACTCGAAGGACAACGAGGGTGGCTGTACGGTGGATGCCGAGGAGGACCCAACGAACTTCACGTCGTCGAGTGCCTACGCAGGTTACAACTCGATTCTGTTCAAGGACATCTACAATCAGCCAGAGATGGTTGAGAACGCGGCTGGCGACTTGGTGACCGTCTATACCGTTGTCGCTACGATGCGCAGTGCGACGACCACCGTGGATGGGGAGGCGGTGATTCCGTTCTCTCCTGAGGGTGCAACGAAGTTCTACTTGAACGACATCCTCCGCAAGTGGCAGAAGACCGTGTCGAGCTACGACGGCAATCGAAAGTACATCCGCTATACTCCTTCGAGCAACCTGATTTACTGGTATGCGCTGCAGGGCTTGGGCTTGACGGCTTTGCCTGCTTTCATCAAGACGAGATGGCTGTATCGTGACGGCTACTTCAGGACGGGTGACTTTTCAAACATCAGCTATTGCTTCACCAGCCGTATTGCTTACACAGAGGCGAATGTGTTAGTTATTGCCGCTAAGGAGGGTTACTTCGGTGTGGGTAACGACTCGCAGGGCAGCGTGAGTGAAAGCGCTTATCTTGCTGCTGATGCCAGTTATGCCTTCACAGTGGGAGGCAGTTCAGGCTCCTTGTTCTACATGTATATGGTGAGCCGATTGCGCAAGGTGGATTTCTCGCAACTGAAGCTTGGCGGTGCAAGCTTCAATGCTCTCAGCCTTGTTGAGGAGTTGATTATTGGCGGTACTGGACATGCAGCTGTGGAGGCATTGCCTTTGGCGTTTGGTGAATTGACCACTCTGACGTTGAGCAACAATCCGTTCTTGCAGAAATTGAATATCGTGGAGACGCTGATTTCTACCGTTGACTTGAGTCTGTGTCCTCGCTTGGCACATTTCTATGCGACGGGTTCGAGACTGACACGCTTCACGTTGGCGGAGAGTTCCCCAATCAACGACATCAGCGTACCGAATACGATGGTGGTGTATGACCTGGAGGGCTTGCCACAGCTTCAGTACAACGGCATGGGCACGAGCGGAAGCACGGGCTTGCGTGTTCCTGCGAACGGACTTGTGAACGTGACTACGCTGCGCGTGGAGGCTTGCAGCAAGTTCAACGGTGTGCAGTTCCTGAAGGACATATTGGTGTCGCAGACGGGTAGGACATGGGCTCAGCTCGTGGCGAGCTCGAACACGCTGAACATCACGTTCAAGTACCTGCGCATCGCTGATACTGCGATGAAGGGCGACGGTGAGGAACTGCTGGTGCTGACGAGGGTGAGCGGCTTGCAGGGTTTGGACGACAGTGGAGAAATCTTCACTCGCTGTCCTATCATCGACTGTCCTGCGAGTGCTCCTTATCAGATGACGACGATGCTTGACGATGCGGAAATCAGCACCATCGAGCGTGTGTTCCAGGAATTCCTGAATATCATGTTCTCGATTGAGGCATACATGGAGATTGTCGATTGGTTCAATGGCGATGAGGAATATGGCGGCAGCACGTCGATTGCGACACCAACGGTGAACAATATTGACACGCTGGCTTTCCATTACTTCAATCAGGAGACGCTTGCGCAGAACAGGGCGCAACAGACGCATGACGATGCCGCCGTGAGCACGTATATTGGACTGACGTATAACGAGATTGTGAATACGTACGGGCAGACGGACTTGGTGGCGATGTAGGGGGCGGAGGCTGAGCCTCCGCTTACTGAGAAACTAAAGGCTCGCGACGGAATCCGAGGAACGGTGGCGGAGGGAAGCCAAGGACAAAGGACAAGGGACAAGGGACTAACAATTATAAAAAAGAGACGATATGAATGACAAACAGAAAGTGACGCTGCTGCGAAATAGCAGGAACAACATCGTGGCAGCATTGCAGGCGAACGGGTTCGACGTGACCGCGAGTACACGTGCGAGCCTCTTCCCTAAGTATATCAAGTGGAGCAACGGCTTGCTGGACCTCTGCCTTGCTGCTAATCGCATCAGTGACGGACTGAAGTTCTACTTCAGCGTGGAGGACTGGGAGAGCCTGACCGCGGCACAGAAGCTGCTGTTCAAGCTCCGAGGCATCCGAGTGCGTGCCAAGTGCTTGAGTTTCGTGATTGCACCTGGTTCTCAGCCTCAACGTACGTGGTCGGGTGCGAACACGAACATCGCGGCTGTGCAGACACGAGCAGGATTGTACGCTCCTCAGAACTTCGTGTCGTTCACCGACACCATCTACGACACGATGGTGGGTGCTGGAAGTACGGCGTTGGCTGCGGAATACTGCAAGACGTTCAAGGTGTTCAGTGTGGAAGGTGGTGACGAGATTGACGACAATACGGAATGGCGGTTGCCTGACGTTGCACGACTGAAGGTCATCTTCGAGAACTACCCTGCCATCAACGAGATACTGAATACCTACTGGGGCTCGTCGAATGTCATCCAGAAGGCTTCGCATTGGTCTTGTCAGCAGTATGACGCCAGCAATGCCTACTACTTGTCGTTCAACACGGGGCAGGTGTATTATACGGGCAAGACTGGCTCTGCGAGAATCCTCCCGATTTCAAACACTTAAATAGACTGATATGAATACACAAGAAGCAACGAAGAGCGTTACGCTCTTGAAGGAGAACAAGGCGAACATGGTGGCTGCTTTCCACGCCATGACGGACGTGGCTGAGGAGTTCGCTGCCGTGACGATAGACACGCCCGCGGGTGAGTTTGCCGACCTGATGCAGTGGGCAGGCGGCTTGCTCGATGTGAAGGTGGCTGCCGAGCAGAAGAGCGATCACGAGGTGGTGTATATGGATGCTGCCGACTGGGCTGCGCTGAGCACCTCACAGAGGTCCAACTACTACCTGCTTGGTGTGAGGCTGAGGGCAGAGGGTCAGAAGTTCATCGTCGCACCCTACGAGCAGAATCAGAAGTGGGCAAGCGCGAATGTGGGTGTGCCAGGACTCGCCAATTTCGGTGAAGGTAATACGGGCATCTTCCGTGATGTGGATGGCTATGCGAACACGCAGAAGATTCTCACCTACGACGACTCCACGACCACGTACACCTTCCCTGCGGCTGAGGCATGCAGGAACTACGTGAGCGAGAATATCAACGGGAGTAGGGCAGAGTATTTCCTTGGCTCGATTGTGCAGATTATTATGCTGTACAAGTACCGAAGCGTGCTCAATACCGCGCTGAACACTATCGGTGCGACGCCGCTATCGACTGATAGTGTCTGGTATTGGTCAAGTACCCAATACTCCTCGGCCGGCGCATGGGGCATGAATTTCCAGACAGGTAGCATGTACGGCACCAACGTTAAGACCGTTTCGGGCGTGGTTCGGCCTCTCGCAAAATGTTAGCACTTTAGCACTTTAACACTTTATCTCTTTTCAGCACTTTGCCTCTTTAACTCTTTGGCGAAGTGCTGATTTTTTGTGGTTGAAAAGTTAAGAAATGTTAACGGGGGGGGGTAACTTTAAAGTTTGTAAAAATTTCGCACAACGAAGTGCGAAATGACATATATTTGCGGCTGGTTTACAAGTAACGATTTGGAAGGTATCAGCCGTGTTAACAGAAGAATTGAAAGTTTACAAGGACATGTACGACCTTGTTGTGCTGATAATGCAAGCAAGGGAGCACTTCGCCAAGATGTACAAGCATGACTTCGGTGGTCAGTTGGTGATGACAGCGGTAAACTGCTGCCAGTTCATTCGTCGTGCCAACATGTCGAAGGACGAGCGTTTTCATTTCCTGGAAGAGTTTCAGATGAGCTTCGGTGACTTGACACTGCTGCTGAGGGTATGTCGAGATATGAAGATTTACCCACTCAAGACCGATGCCGCCATCACTGCGAAAGTGGCAGAGATAGGCAGGCAGGTGACTGCGTGGAAGAATGCCTCACGAAAGCCAGAATCGTAAATGCCAAGGTGTTTATGAGCGAGCAACAATCTGATTTATTTGGGTGCAGCGCTGGTGGATTCCATCAGCAAAGAAATTGTTCAGCCTGCACAGTTTCCTCGACCAACGCATGGAACATGAATTTCCAGACAGGTAACATGAACAACAACAACAATAAGACCAATTCGAACGTGGTTCGGCCTCTCGCAAGTGATGATGTTGTCTATGACATACCCTTTACTTCCATTATCGAAGCTTATGAAGACTGTGTGAAGAACAAGCGCAGGTCGCCCGACTGCGTGTATTACTCGATGGACTTCGAGTCGGGCATCTACTTCACTTGGCTCGACATCATCCATGGCAGGTATAAGCCAGGGCGGAGCAAGTGCTTCATCGTGACGAAGCCTGTGCTGAGGGAGGTGTTTGCCGCGAACTTCGCGGACAGGGTGGTGCATCACTGGATAGCGATGCGTATCAATCCCCTCTTTGAGGCGAGGTTCGAGGCGCAGGGGAACGTGTCGTTCAACTGTAGGAAGGGTTATGGGATTCAGTCGGCGGTGAGGTATGCCGAGAGCCTCATCCGTGATTGCAGCGAGAACTACACGAAGGACTGCTGGATAGGGAAGGGTGACATCAAGAGCTACTTCATGAGCATGAACAAGAGCCTGATTTGGGAGATGCTGAGCGACTTTCTCTATGAGAAGTACCATGCCGACGATAGGGACTGTCTGCTGTATCTGCTGAGCGTGACGATATTCAACCATCCGGAGAAGAACTGCGTGAGGCGCACGCCGAAGAGGATGTGGGACGAGCTGCCCGCGAGCAAGAGTCTTTTTTCCTCAGAGCCGGACAAGGGACTGCCCATCGGTAACCTGCCGTCGCAGCTGATTGCGAACTTCTACGGGAGCGTGTTCGACTACTACGTGATGGAGGTGCTGGGCATCAAGCACTATGCCAGGTTCGTGGATGACTTCGTGTTCGTGCTGAAGAGCAAGGACGACGTGAAGAAAGCGTTCAGGGAGAGTGCGAAGTTCCTGAGGGAGCAGCTGCTTGTTGAGTTGCATCCGAAGAAGATATACATCCAGCACTACTCGAAGGGGATGTATTTCGTGGGTACTTACTTGAAGCCTGGGCGCACGTATATCAGCAACAGGACGGTGGGGCATTTCTACGACTGCCTGCACCGCTACAACGAGCTGGCGGACGCAGGGCTTCAGGAGGAGTATGTGGAGAAGTTCGTGCAGAGTGTCAATTCTTACTTGGGCTTGATGATTCACTACAACTCCTATAACATCAGGAAGAAGATTTGCCTGAGGATGATATTGCCGAAGTGGGGGAAGTTCCTGTATATCGCCGGACACTTCCAGAAAGCTTGCGTGAAGAGCGAGTATAAGAGCAGCAGGAAGCTGTGGAAGTCCATCAAGACGAAGAAAGCCAATGCCATACTTACCCCAGAAATATGTGCAGCCGATTGAGCAGCTGCGTGACGGCAGTTGGATTGTGCGCTATGGCATCACTCCGTTCATGGACGGGGTGACGTTTTCGTTTAGCAGGTTCCCGAGCAAGCCGACACAGCGACAGATTGACGCTTGTCTGCATAGGTATGCGCTTTCGTTGGAGCCTGACGAACGGATTGACTTCTACATGAGTCTGAACAAGAAGGATTACGAGATTTGGTAAGTCGCTGATATGACGAAAGTTAAGAAAAGAGAGGTAAGATTTTTGGATTCTTGCTTCTCTTTTTTGTTTTTTATGTGTTTACTTTGCGACAAACCTCTTAAAAAAGTTGTGTTATGAAAGCGATTCTTGACTGGTTTAAGCAGGACACTCGATGGGCTTGGCTGCTGCTTGCGCTCATCCTGGGATTGTTCAGTGACAGTTTCTATTGTGCGAGTTTGGTTGGCGGCACGGCGATTATCGCTTATGTCGCGGGTATCAACAAGGAGTGGAAGCTGAGAGGAAGCTACTTGATTTGTGTGCTGATTCTCGTGCTTGCGTTCGCAGGGTATGGGTTGGTGGAGCTGCTGACGGAGAAGTAGGCTCTCGACGAAAGAACGAAGAACGAAAGACGAAGAACGAAAGGCGACGGCAAAGCCGACGCTTACTGAGAAACGAAAGACGAAGGAAAATGGAGTATAACGCAAGACATAGGGACATCGTTGGCACGGTCGGGTTCTTCCTGCTGGGTGTGGTGCTCGGGGGCTTCTCTCCTGCGATTGCTACGCTGAGGGAATATGCGCAGTATAGAAGGAACGGGAAGCTGGAGCATGGGGACTTGCTCAGGTACGTGCTTGTCGGCTCTGCAGGGGCGGTTGTGCAGATGGTGGTGCTGATTGTCTTGCTCATAACTAAAATGTAAGAAGATGGCAGAGATTATTGCAAAGGGTACACCGCTGTACATGTATGCTATCATGCTGGTGAGTATCATATTAGTGGTGTGCGGGTTCGTGCTCCCTCCGCTTGGGGTTATTGACGGGAGCGTCTTGTCTGCCATTGGCGAACTGATGGGCTTCGGGCTGCTTATTGACTTCGTTCAGAAGCTGCCTGCCATCATCCGAGCTGGCGGCAAGGCTAAGTTCCAGCACGGAGAGACGACCATCGAGGTGGGTGCTCGAAAAAAGGATTTTGGTGGCTTCGGCAGAACCGAAGCTTACAGAGAAACGGATTGTACTGAAGAAGACGAAGAAGGAGGTAATGATGAAGGTACTGATTGACAACGGACACGGTAAGGAGACCGCGGGCAAGAGAAGTCCCGACGGCAAGCTCAGGGAATATGCCTGGGCGCGAGAGATGGCGGACATGGTGGTGAACGGACTGCGTGCGAAGGGTATTGATGCCGAGCGCATCGTTCCGGAAGAGAACGACGTGAGCCTCAGTGCGAGGGTGAAGCGTGTGAACGCCATCTGCAAGAGGATGAAGTACACGGGCGTGCTGCTCGTGTCGATCCATGTGAACGCAGCGGCTTCGGACAGCAAGTGGCATGACGCGAGGGGATGGCAGGTGTGTGTGAGCCTCAACGCTTCGCAGAAGAGCAAGACGCTGGCGAATGCGCTGTTTGGTGCTGCGAGTAGGGTGGGTTTCAAGATGCGCCCGTATGCTGCTACGGTGAATTACTGGAAGCAGAACCTCGCCATTTGTAGGGACACGCTCTGTCCTGCGGTGCTGACTGAGAATTTGTTCCAGGACAACAAACAGGATGTCGATTACCTGTTGAGCGATGAGGGCAAGAAAGCCATCGCGAAGCTGCATGTGGACGGCATCTGCAAATATATCTCGATGCAATGAGGTGCTTTTGGAAGATAGTGATAGGGCTGCTTCTGGCTGTTGGCTTGTTCGCTCTTGGTGCCTGGTATGGCAGCAGGTGCGGAAAGGAGAAGCTCGTGGAGGTCCGCGATACGGTGACCGTCGTTGACACGGTTCGGGTGATTAAGCCCGTGGCGAAGGACAGCGTGATTGTGCGAACTGAGAAGGTTTATCTGAAGGTGTCGGCAGAACCGACACATACGGAGAAAAATTATGCGCAGATTTCGGCTGATTCTATACGTGACTCGGTGATGGTGGAGGTACCTATCGAGCAGAAGGTGTATGAGGACAGCACTTATAAGGCGTGGGTGAGCGGTTATATGCCGAGCCTCGACAGCATCAACGTGTATCAGCGGACGGAGGTGATTACCGTCACGAAGTTCCAGAAGCCGAAGAAGTGGAGCCTTGGCATTGGCGCAGGTGCTTCTCTTGGCACTGACGGAAAGATAAGACCGAGCATCACAGTTGGGGTGCAGAGGTCGTTGTTTGAATTTTGACCAAGTTTCATAGTTGTTAAATAGTTAATAGATTTAGTTAAGTTAAAAGTTTCATGTTTTTTGGGGGCTTTCCGTCCGTGATGGGTGGGGAGCCTCTTTTTTGTAGTTGAATGATGGATTTTCCCAAATTGTTCCCAAGCCTTTTCCAAATCATTCCCAATACTTTCCCAAATCGTTCCCAAGAGTTCTTATAGAGTTCCAATTCTTGCAAGATTTTGTAGAAATATCAAGGATTTTGCACTTTTTTTATGTTTTGCAACAAAATACTATAAAAAAGTGTAGTAAATATTTTGATAATACAAAAATTTGTAGTAATTTTGCAGTGTCTTAAAAAACAAAAGGCGTATGACAGAAAAAAAAGAAACTGAGGTGTTAAGAGTCACACCCGAAGAAAAAGACCTCATCGAAGCAATAAGGAATTACAACAGGTCTTACCCAAATGGTTATCCCGAGTTGCTTTGGTACGTACAAGAGCTGTTCGATAACATGCTCAGACAACCCTACGATGAATCCGACGATTAAGCGTTTTTTCCTCTCCCCCACAGCGGGGAGGGGATTTGAAAAAACCTCTCTATACACAAAACTTTCAAGCGTGAAGGTTTTACAAACAAATCGAGTATAAAACAATTCCCAATTTCTTCCCTTTAATTATGAACACAGTGAGAAAAAACGTAACAGAGCCTTTTAATTCTATCGTAATTACCGACATGAAAAAGAGACTGAGTGATATCATGATGTCTATTTCATGGCGTGATTTCTCTAACACGTATTTCAAGCGTTCTTCTTCGTGGTTCTATCACAAGATGGACGGCATTGATGGCAATGGCGGCACTGGAGGTTTCAGCGAGGCTGAGAAAGAACAGATGCGTGGTGCTCTCATAGACCTTTCAGAACGTATCCGCAGAGCTGCTGAAAACATTTAGGCAAACTTTCATGCGCTTTTTAAGACAACCCCACTTGACTGCCTACAAGTGAAAACGAGTCCAGTGCTTGATTGCGCTGGACTTTTTTGTATAAAGAAAGGTGAGTCCGCTCCGAGCTGCGAACTCACCGTAGAAACGCTCATCAGCACAAGTCATCATCACGTGCGTTTCTATTAGGGTAAACTTTTTTCTTCGGCAAATGTTCGATGAATGAGAAAAAATTTTTATCTTTGCGCCATGAACTGAGTGCTTTCCATGATTTGAGCACTTTGTTTTATATGTTTGACGAGGCTCCTATGGCTGCGAAGCTGTAGGAGTCTTTCTTGTCTGCATTGAGGTTGTCGATCACTCGACGGATGCAGTCGTTGACCATCGCGTCTGTCACCATGATGTAGTGGTGCATGACGCTTCCCCTGCGCTCAGGTATGTGTCCGAGGACGCGGTCGATGATGCGGTCGGAGATACCGAGGTCGAAGGCGTGCTGGGCGAAAGACTTGCGGGCAGCCTTCATGGTGAACTTCTCGATGCCGAGTTCCTGGGCGATGGTGGCGAGGTGCTTTGTGATGCTGTTTCGTGTTGATGCGCAGAGTTTGAGGTGTCCGTTCGGCTTCAAATATTTCTCGATGATGCGCCATGCTTCGGCAGGCATGTCGAAGGTGAGCATGTCTTCTTTCCGTCCCCATCGCTTTTCTACTTTCTTGCGTGTGTATGAGAAGGTGTGTTGCATCTCTCTGAAGTCTGTTCTCAGGATATCGCAGATGTTGATTCCTCCGAGATAGTAGGAGAGCATGAAGATGTCGATAGCTTTCTGCATGTGCTGTGTGACGAATGGAGCGTTAGGAATGTAGTCGCGCACCTTGCGTACTTCTTCGACTGACAGCCAGTCGTTATGTACGACGATTGGCGGAAGTCTAATGCCGTTGAACGGGTCCAGAATGTCAGGCCTGACGTACCCGTTTCGCTTGCCGAAACGATACACCGTGCCAAGCGATACTACTCGGTTTCGTACAGTCACTGTTGACAGTCCTTTTTTGAGAAGGTGCTTCTGGTAGAGCAGCACGTCGGAGTTGGTGATGGTTCGCAGTAGCTTGTTCTTACCGAAGAAGTTTACCGCTGACCTCTTAACGGTAGCGTAGTAGAACTCTGAGCCTCTTGAAATGTCCGCAACCTGTAGCATCGCGTCGAAAGCGCCTCCAATGGTCATATTCTCGTTTTCGTGTCTGTTCTTGAGCAGCGTTACCAGCTGGGAACAAGTAAGTCCATCTAAATAGTATTGCTCTCCGAGTACCTTCTCGTATTCTGCGAGCTTCTGACGCAAGCGCATGTTGAGGATGTTCGCGTCAGGACGGTTTACCACCTGTCCGTGACGCCACTGCTTGATGGAGTCGATGATGACGTCTGTCACGATGTAGCGTGTCTGCGAGTTGTGCGCGACTGCGATTCTGACGTTGTGCTTGCCTCCCTTTTTGACTTTGGCAGGTACAACGACTAATGATAAGAGTGCCATGATTTTTTTGGTTTTAATGTTTGACAATCCGACAATTTTCAGGAAACAAATCGACAATTTTTCGACAATTTTTGAGACTCAAAATCGAGTTTCTATTTATGTTAAATACAAATATAAGCGACTGATTGTTCGATTGATAGGTGAATTTTTTTGAGGATTTTCATTGAAATAATGATTTTTTGTTTAACTTTTGCTGAATCGGCATATTTTATCGGCATTTCAAGGAAATTTTTAGATTGAGCCGACAATTTTTAGGAAATAAGGGGCTATTTGGATGCTGTACTTGAGCCACACTCGTAAACTACTACGTTGGCCACTTCGTCCCACACGGAGAGCCAGAGGAGGTCGTGCCCGTACTTCTTGACTATGGCACGGGCGGAGTCGAGCGCTGCAACCTCGGTGATGTTCTTGTAGGAGCCTTGGTACGAGCGATAGAGTGATTGGTTCTTCTTTATTTCGTCGTTCGTGTAATGGTACATGTACCCCCAGTCTTTCTTGATGGTGCGCATTTCGGTGTAGTTGTGCGCGACGATCACGTTGGAGATGTACTTGGTTCCTTCTGCTGTGGCGTACTGTTCGGTTTTGTTGTAGGCGTCCACCATTCCCTTGATTTCCTCCTTTGTCCTGGAATAGAGCGTGTCGATGTGCAGCGTGTCGATGCTGACGGGGTACGAGTGGACGTCTTTCATGTTGACAATGCGCATGTAGTCGAGAATCCAGTCGTAGGCTCCCGTCTTGGTTTCCTCCTTGGCTTTCGTTTCTTTGTCATCGTCCTTGGAGCAGGATATGAATGACGTGGTGGCGCAGAGGATGAGCGCCATGAGGATGAGTCTTTTCATTGTGGTTGGGTGTTAGTTGTTCTTCTTTTCTTCGATTTTCTTGTGGAGCATAGCGATGAGGGTGTTTTTCTCCTGGATGGTCGCTGTGAGGTCGTTGATGGTTGCAGCCATTCCTTCTGCCACCATGACGGGAGATTCGGCTAACTTCATTTCGCCCACGCCTCTGAGCAGCCATTCCGCTGAGATTTCGGGAAAGGCTTCGAGTATCGCCATGACTGTCTTGAGAGTCACTTGGCTCGTTCCGTGGAGCTGGTCGTGGAGCGTGTTCTGCTTCAGACCGCAGTGCAGCGCGAACCTGCGCTCAGGAATCGCGAGTGCTTGGATGATGGTCAAAATTCTTTCTTTCATAAGCAAAAATTAGGGCATAACCGTTAAAGGACGTTAAATAATCGAGAAACCGATTAAAATAACGAGAAAAAACTTGCAAATAATCGAGAAACCGATTACCTTTGCACTTACAAACTTACAACATTACAAATATACAACAATGTTTTGAGAATGCAATGAGTTTGTTGGAAAATTTTTGGTGCCTACTGAATTTTTTCCGAGTGGGTGCGACCTAAGGTCGTTAAGGCAGAGTTCATTGACATGTTGGTACAATATCGGTAACTGACAGAAATTCCTGGGATGGGATAGCGGGCAATGTAGCCTGCCGTGATTCCCTGACATACGGGATAGGTACTTCGGGATGAAGATGAAGCCACCGAGCGTGAGAACGGCACGTGTACTCAGAGAACCGTTCATGGTTATAATTGGCTAACATTATTCAAGCCTCAACCGCCTTGCGCTTGCAGACTTACAACATCTTTTTCGCTTGATGGTTGAGGGACTAAATAAACTGCCCGTGGGAGCAATCCCCATGTCGGCGTGCCTTGGTTTGCGGTTGCACACATAGCATTTTTCCAAGGCTTCACATCGGAACACGCACGGGCGCTATAATAATAAATAATGTAAATGATGGGAAAGATGAAGATTAAGGATTACAATCCAGAGATGACTGTTGCAGAGCAGTTGATGGGACTGAAGGTGAATGGGGCGTGCTTGGCGTTTGAGCTTGGAAAAGCGAATGCTGTGCGTCAGGTGATAACGGTGAAGCTGGCTCCTCAGCGTTGTCTCGGTCAGGCTTGGAGCACGAAGATGGACGTGAAGGGCTCAAAGAAATTCCTTGTATGGAGAACTGCTTAATGACTGAACAGAAGCTGCTGCTTCTGGACAACATCCTCAGGTTCTTCGACGCGAGGGGGTTCAGCAGGAATGAGGCTGCGAAGATTGTTGGCGGTCGCAGGAAACTGGAACTGCTCATCGAGCGTGGGGACGTAGAGGTGGACACTAGCTGTCGCGGAAAGTGGCAATGCCGCGGCGAGCAGGTGCTAAGGCACATGAAAAGGTTGCCGTAACTCAAACATTAAAAACAAAGTGAATCATGGGATGGATTAAAACTGAAGAGGTGCTTGGCAAGTTGCGCCAGGTAATGAACGAGGTCCTCGAACTGAGGGCGGAAGAGTCTGCAAGGAGCACGGAACTGATTAAGCAGCTGGGTGCGCTGAATGAGAAGGTGGGCTTGCTGAGCGCGAAGATGAGCGAGGCGAACGCTAAGATTGCTGGACTGAACAAGCGAGTGGACGAACTGCATCAACTTGAAGGCTTCGTCAAGAATGGTGCGACGAAGACGATGATGGAGATGCTTGGCAAGAAGGTGAACGAGATTGGCAAGACGGTGGAAGACCACTTCAAGAGTTTCGTGAAGGTGAGCGAGACGGACTCTGAACTTTTCAAGCTGATTGCACAGGCTCTGACGGGAAAGGTGGTGGAGGAGGAGGCTTCGGCAGAACCGAAGCTTACTGAGAAAGCGAATGAGAACGCCAGCGGAACTGAGAAGACCGTCAGCGGAACTGACGGGAACGGTGGCAAGGAACGCAAGACGGTGGTGATTCATGGCTATATTGACGCCAACTTTGACGCCAACTATGAAAAGGGTGCCTTTTTCTTTTCCGAGAGTATAGAGGAGTTCCTCGAGAAGAATGGTTTCAAATACATATCTTACCCTAAGAAAGGCTTCAGGGAGTTGTCTTTCCGCAAGACACTGAGAAAAGGCGAGAGAAGAAAGAGCCTCTTAGAGGTGAAAGACGGCATTGTCTTTGATTCTTTATTAGCCAAAGACTTGGCGACGAGGTTTGCAAGTCATTTCGGCTGCGTCCTTCACTGCAACGCTCATTATTGTAAACTCTCATTCAAGAAGTAACGACTTATGAAAAGGTATGACATAGATTGGAAGGGGCTCGCACTGAGCCTCTCCATGTGGGCGATGTTCATTTTCGCCCTCTGGCTGAAGGCATGACACAGTTGGTAGATTTTCATATTGATTTGGTAATTATTTTTTACTAAAAACCTTTTTCGCCACGGCGGTGGCGGCTTGTAAACTACAAGAAACAGTGATTAATACGTTTCCTGCGCTGCCCGTGAGGGTGGTGCAGGGTTTTGATGGAGAGGCGAAAGCAGAGCTTCCGCTTACGGAGAAAAGGCTTACAGGGAAGTGCGTGGGTATGTTTTCTTAATCCTCACTCGCATTGGTTTTTCACGCGCTTCCCTTTTGGAAACGTTTTGTGCTGTGGCACAGAATGGGTTTGTTAAATGTTTCATAAACGATAGTATTAGTTAATTAGTAGTTGGCACTGGCTGCCTGCGAAGGTCGCTGGTGTATTTTTGGACTAAGCAGAACAAATGTTTTTCATTGATAATTATTGGTTAACAATTTTCACCGTTCTGCCCGCGAGGGTCGGACGGTTTCTTCGACAATCCCGACGTGGTCACGCCAGAGGCGCGACTTACTGAGAAACTATACTTGCACAATTTTTCATTAACCCTCTAAAACTTAACGCCGATTAGAGAAAAGAGCATTTTAGGTAACATTTTAAGATTGTCAATGTGTAAAATTTAGCACAAATCATTTTACACATAAGTTTTTTTCTGAAACGCATGTCAGTGTGGTCCAATGATGAGAGGACGAGCCTAATCAGCTAAATGGGGTGCGATTCCTCCACTGACAACACAATTTTTTCATGATGGTTAGAATTTAGAAAATGATGTTAAACTATTTTTCGTGATTAATTTTTTTATTACTCATTTTGTACTCCATGCTGCCTGCGAAGGTCGCATGGTTTTTGACCCATACGTGCCGCAAGGTGCGATTTTTCTTCATAATTTATATTGATTAGGTTTAAATGAACTCTGCGACGCTCTGCCCGTGAGGGTCGGGCGTGCTTTTTTAAGACGAAAGACGATGAACGAAGAACATAACGCGTTCGACCAAAGATAACGTCCTGAGGTGTTTGGCGGCAGGGATGGATGAGGCAAGGAATTAAAAGCGTCGGACTCATCATCCCTGCTTTATTAGGCGGTGGCAGAACCACCGCTTACGGAGAAAACTGTTAGCAAACGTTAAGGCGAAAAAATGGCGAAGTTTCTGTTGCCTGTAATTCGCTAAAAATGACGAGGTTTGCAGTATCTTAATAAAACTTATTGTCTAACATATAAAACAAGGTATTATGGATAAGAAAATGCGATTCACAATCGGTCCGAACGATGTCTGCAAGGCTCAGGCTCCTTCGGAGGTAAAGCTGGCGTATGAGATTGCTCGTGAGATGGTAACTCTCGACAAGACGCTGGAGTATGAGGCTGACCCTCAGGGTCTGATAATCTGGATTCCTGAGAACGGAATCGTCACCAACACTTTCATCAGGTACATGGAGCGAGTGACGACCTACTACCACCTGGACTACTACATTTCGACGGACTTGAACGGACAGATGTATGTCAGAGTGTGTGATTAACCCTATTGTCAAACATATTAAAACAATGCGATTATGGAAAAAGAATTTATGATTCCTCTTTTGTCGGCAGACGACATTGAGTGCAGGGTTGCCCAGGTGGGCGCCCGAAACGGTAAGGCATGGTGCTCACTCCTTTTCTATAAGGATGCACGATGTGACCAACGTATCCTCGATCAAGTGTTCGGTCCTTTAGGATGGCAGAGGAAGCACGAGCTTATTGACCAGCACCTGTTCTGTACGGTGAGCATCTTCGACAAGAAGACGAAAGAATGGGTGAGCAAGCAGGATGTCGGAACGGAGAGCAACACCGAGGCGGTGAAGGGAGAAGCGAGTGACGCATTCAAGCGTGCCTGCTTCAACTGGGGCATCGGCAGGGAACTCTACACGGCTCCGAGCGTGTTCATCAACCTTGAGAATGGTGAGTGGTACGAAGACAAGGGCAAGACGAAGGTGAGCAACTACACCAAATTCCACGTCGGATTCATCGCCTACGATGAGGAGCGCAGGGAGATTACCGAGGTGAAGGTGCTCGACAAGGAAGGTCGTTGCCGATTTGCATGGAGCAAGTCAGAGCATGAGCGTGCGGTGCTGGAGGCAAAGGCAGCACTCCAGCAGCAGAAAGATGCTCAGGAGGATGCAAAGCAGCGCATGAAGGTTGCCGTTGAGGAAATCATGGCAGCTGAGAACCGCGACCAACTGAACGACATTTGGAATAAGTACAAGGAGTTCCAAACGAAGGGCAGTGACTTCTACAATGCGGCTGCTGAACGTGGAAAGCAACTTAAAACTGCGAAGAAATGACAACTGTGAAACTGACAAATTCGGGTGTGGTGTTCAATGCGAGCACACACACCTATTCCTCGATGATTGAGGGCGAGAGACCTCACATCTTTCCTCGGAGCGTGACGGGCATCATCCGTGACAACTTGTTCGCGGACGAGTATAAGAACGTTGACAGGGCAACGTTGGCAAGAGCTGCGGTGTATGGCTCGACTATTCATGAGGAAGTGGAACGTGCTGAACGCATCGGCTTATACATAGAGAGTGACGAGGCAAAAGCCGTCATAGAGATGCGTGAAGAGGCTGGCTATGAGTGGGTGGAGAGCGAATACTTTGTCAGCGACGGCGAATATGTAGCTGGCTCCATCGACTTGATATGGGAGAGCCGAAAGGTGAAGGGCAGCATTGCTCTGACTGACATGAAGTTCACGTATAACTATAATGAGGAGTACGTGACTTGGCAGTTGAGCATCTACGCTTACCTGTTCGAGCTTCAGAATCCAGGGTTGAAGGTTGACAAGCTGTTCTGTTGCTGGGCGAAGAAGAAAAAATCGAATGGCGAGTTGAAGTTGTTCCGTGAGTTCCACGAGCTGAAGCGCAAGCCAGTGGAGGAGGTGAAGGCGCTGATCGAGCAGGACAAGGCGAGGCGCAGCGGAGAAGTGGTGACGGCAGAGCCGCCGCTTACTGAGAAAGCGGATGTTCCTGCGCTGCTGGACAAGGATGCTATTGAGGCTTTCATCGACATCAAGGAGAAGTATGAGGCTGCGAAGGAGGCTTACGATGAACTGACCACACGGATGAGTGCACTCATGCGCGAGAATGGCATGAAGACTTTCGACGGTGGAAGGCTGAGACTGACCTACACGGAAGCATCGGAGCGGACGGAGAGTGTGAGCGTATTTGACGAGGCTGCTTTCCGAAAGGAGAACCCGGAACTCTATGCGAAGTACGTGAAGGAGACGAAGAAAACCAAGAAAACAAACGAACGTTTAACAGTAACTATCAGACTATGAATAGAGTGATGCTCATGGGCAATATTGGAGCTGAGCCCGAAGTAAGAACGCTCCAAAACGGCAATGTGGTAGCCTCAGCAAGGTTGGCAACAACCAAGAAGGGCTACACGACGGCTAACGGCACGAAGGTTGAGGACGTGACCTACTGGCACTCCCTCATCCTTTGGGGCAAGAAAGCGGAACTGATGCGCGACTATGTGCATAAGGGTGACAAGCTCGTCATCGAGGGCGAGTTGCAGTACCGCAAGTACACGAACAAGCAAGGCGCAGAGGTTGAGGTCACGGAGATAAACGTGACTGACATGTGGTTTGCAAGCAGAAAGCAGCAGGGTGCTGCACCTCAAGGCCAGGCACCTGCACCACAAGCGGCACCTGTGCAAGCTCCGCCAACGCCACAATTCGCTCCTACGGCGGCTCCTGCTCCTGTGCCTAACAACTATCAAGCGGCAGCACCGCAAACGCCTCCTGCGCCATCCTACGCACCACCACAGGCTGGTAATAGCTGGGGCGGTTCTCCTGACCCAGACGACTTTCCATTCTGACGACTATGATACTGCTCCTGAAGAATACAGTAGAGGGGTTAAAGCCCCTCTACGATGACGATTACGAAGAGAAGCGGAAACTGAAGATTGGTGAGGTTTACAAGGCTGACATCAAGCCGATGAAGCCGAGGAACCTTCAGTTTCACCGTAAATACTTCGCGTTGATAAACTGCGCATGGGACTGCTTGACTGAGCAGCAGGCGCAATCCTTCCACCACGGGATTCCCGACGAGACGAAGGCAAAGGAGCAGATGCGCAGTTCGTTGCAGATATTAGCTGGTCACTATGTGCAGAGCTACGACCCGATGACAGGGCACTGGGTGCACACTGCGAAGAGCATCAGTTTCGAGAAGATGAATGAGCTGGAGTTCGAGCAGCTGTATAAGGACGTGAAGGACGCTGTGCTGACGTATATCGTGGCGCAGAACCCGAGACTGAGCGAGGAGGAGTTCTTGCAGATATTGACGGAGTATTGATGGGCGGTGGCGGAACCACCGCTTACTGAGAAACTTAATTAGCAACAAAAAAACAAGGCTATGAGCAAGAAAAACAAAGAGCTGACCCCTGAGGTGATTGCACGGTTTGAGAAGGCAACTGGCGCGAAGGTCGTGGATGCGAAGAACCTCATCATCGAGTATGAGGGGAAGCGATGGCGACCTATCAAGAACAGGATTGAGATTCTGTGCGCGTCTTTTGACAACGAGGAAATCTTGATGCTTGGTAAAACTCAGTGGATAGGCGAAAATTGGAACCCAAACGATAACTAAAACTAAAAACGATTAAGACTATGAACAAGAGAATGTGTAAAAAATTGGGCACTTGGTTTGAGTGCAGTGCCAAGTTCGTGGATGGTTTTGATGGAACTACCAAGAAAAATAAGGTGTGCGTGGAGGCTGACAGCTTCGCCACTGCCGAGTATAAGGCGATTGGATTCATAAACAGTCTTTACGACGCTGTAAATGACTTGCGGATTACCGCAATTTCCATTGCCAGCTACACGGAGGTGTATTTCCGTGAAAAATGCGGAGATTGGTTCAAGGCTTCGATGGAGGCATTGGACGGTGAGAAGGATGTCGTGCTCCTGAGTGCTGAGGACATCGTGGATGCTCATTCTACGCTCGACGATGAAATCATCGGACATGCGAAGCAGTGGTTCCTCACCAAGATTGAGCAGACGAAGATTGTGGGCGTTGCTACTGATGAAGAAATCAACTACGACTATGCACCAACCGAATGAAGTATGAACTGAGAGACTACCAGAAACGGGCGAGTGATGCAGCGGTGATGGCGTTTACAAGCAAGACGCTCATGGACGGGCTGCTCATTCTCCCGACTGGTGCGGGAAAGAGCCTGGTCATTGCTGACATAGCCTCTCGACTCGACGGTCATCTGCTCATCCTGCAACCATCGAAGGAAATACTCGAACAGAACTTTGCGAAGCTTCAGAGCTACGGGTGCTGGGACGCAAGCGTCTATTCCGCCAGTATGGGCATGAAGGACATCAACCGCATCACGTTCGCCACCATCGGGAGCGTGATGAACCACATGGAGGACTTCAAGCACTTCAAGTGCGTCATCATCGACGAGTGCCACTTGGTGAACTCGAACGGTGGGCAGTACGAGGAGTTCCTCCATGCTGAGAAGCGGAGGGTGATAGGACTGACGGCAACGCCTTACAGGTTGGGCAGGGGAATGGATGGGATGTCAATTCTGAAGTTCCTCACCCGGACACGTCCGCGAATCTTCTCACGGGTGCTTTACTACTGCCAGATTAGCGAGTTGCTTTCGAGGGGTTATCTCGCCCAGCTGAGATACTTCGACTTGACGAGCATTAACCTCAGGAACTTGAAGAGCAACTCGACGGGTGCTGACTATGACGAGAAGAGTCTGAAGGAGGAGTATCGACGGAGTGGCTTCTACGACAAGCTGACGGTGACGACGCTGAGGGTGCTGCATCCGAAGGACGGATCTGAGCGGAGGGGTGTGCTGGTGTTCACTCGTTTCATCGACGAGGCAGACGAACTGAAAGAGAAGCTGAGGGTGAAGGGCGTGAAGGCGGACATTGTGACGGGTACGACTCCGAAGCGGGAAAGGGAGGACATCTTGGCGAAGTTTAAGATTGGACTCTTGAAGGTGGTGGTGAACGTTGGAACGCTGACGACGGGTTTCGACTATCCGGAACTGGACACCATCATCCTTGGACGACCGACGAAGAGCCTGGCGCTGTACTACCAGATGGTTGGCAGGGCCATCAGACCGTACAAGGGCAAGGATGCTTGGATTGTTGACCTTGGAGGCAGTTACAAGTTCTTTGGCAGGGTTGACGAGCTGAAGATTGAGTGCCCTCCTGGCACAAGCAGATGGGTGGTGACTTCGAGAGGCAGGCCACTGACGAATGTGAATTTCTAACGAGAGGCGGTGGCTGAGCCACCGCTTACTGAGAAAAAAACGAAAGCGATATGAAGTTTTTCAATAAGAAAGTGACGATTGGCGGCATCAAGTTCGACTCCAAGAAGGAGGGTGAGCGATGGCTGGTGCTTCTGGGCATGCAGAAGAAGGGTGTCATCAGTGACTTGCAGCGTCAGGTTGAGTGGGAAATCATCCCGAAGCTGACGTACATGAAGACGGTGCAACTGAAGACGAAGACGAAGCAGGTGGAGCGTGTGGACGAGTTGCCGGCGCATTACACCTGCGACTTCGTGTACAGAAAAGATGGGAAGATTGTCGTTGAGGAAGTGAAGTCGAAGGCTACCGCAAAGGTGCGTGACTATCCTCTGCGTAGGAAGCTCATCAAGTGGAAGCTGAGGCGGCTGTCAAAGCAGGAGGGTGTCGAGTATGTGTTCAACGAAATAAAGTGAAGCCTATGGATGGCTGGATAAAGATAAGCCGCTCCATCACTGACCATTGGATTTTCAGCAATGCAGTGTATTTCAAGTGGTGGATAGACCTGCTTCTGATGGCAAATATCCGAGACAATAAGGTTGTTGTAGGCGCTCGCCTCATGGACTTGAATCGCGGGCAAATGGTTGCCAGCCTCAACTTTCTCGCTACTCGCTGGAAGGTCAGTAAGGAGCGTGTTAGGCGTTTTTTAAAGTTGTTGCAAACTGAGAACATGATTGTCATAAATCATGACGGAAAAGCGACACAAATAACTGTCTGTAATTATGCGAGTTACCAAGATGTGCGAGACGATAGCGAGACGACAACGAGCCAACAGCGAGACGATAGCGAGACGACAACGAGAACAAACATAAGAAAGAAAGAAGGAAAGAAGGAAAGAAATAATAATAAAGAAAAAAATAAAAAAGAAACCGACCCCCCTTCATCCCCCCAGGGGGAAATTCCTCAGAAGTTGTCGGAGCTTATTCTTCCCGAGTATTCCCTGCCGATGGAGGAGTGGTTGGAGTACAAGCGCCAGAAGCGGCAGACGTACAAGAACGACAAGTCGATAGCGCAATGCTACAAGAAACTATTCAAGATGAGCGGAGGCGACCCAGTGGAGGCGATGGAGATAATCCATGAGGCGATGGCGAACAACTGGGCGGGCTTCTTCCCATTGAAGGACAAACGGTCAAACATAAACAATCATGGAAACAACGAACGGGGCATCGACGCCCAACAAGCAAGACGCGAGCAGTACGAGCGAAGTATCAAGGAGTACGTCGCAAGGCAACTTGCCAGCCTCGCAAATGAAGGTTAGGAGTGCGGCTGAGTTCCTGGAGGCTTTCAACCCTTCGATGCAGAACTACTACTGCACGCAGGGTAAGGACAGGATTTATGTGGGTACTGCTCCGATGCTGAAGGAGGTGAACGAGCAGTACGGTTATCAGACGGCAATGTGTTGGCTCGCCATACAGATTGGCGACCTGAATAGTCAACTTGGTTACAAGTGGCAGATGGACATGCGGCAGATTGACGACTGCGCGAGCCTCATCCTGGAACGGCACGGAGGTTTGAAGGTGACGGAGCTGATGGCGTTCTTCAGGGGCATGAAGTGCGGCGATTATGGCGAGTTCTACGGAACGGTGAACATGAACGCCATCATGATGGGACTGAACAAGTTCTACACCGTACGCAACAAGCAGCTGGAGAAAATCTACAAGCAGCGGGATGAGGAGGCGAAGCAGGCGAAGGAGCGCAAGCGTCAGAGTTCTGGACTGATGGCGGCGGAGGAATACAAGAATTTCCTTTACGACTGTAAGATGAGGGAGGACGGTGCTGAGGTCATCAGAGAGCGCCTTATCGAGAAGAAGACCTTGGTGACAGACAAGGATCATCCGAGGGGAAGGTTCCCGACCTTGGAGGAATGCGACCCGGACAGGCTGATAAAGTTGGCGGAGGAGAGGGAGATGAGGATGCAGGGATTAAGTACAAAGGAGCAAGGGACAAAGTACAACGAAGGAACTGGCGACGGCAAAGCCGACGCTTACTGAGAAACTACTGAACGAAGGACTGACCCGAGCCGGAAGCTCGGGGAACGGTGGCGAGGCAAACTGATAACAAACGTTAAGGCGTGAAAATGGCGAGGGTGGCGGCTTGCATTATTCGTCAATAATGACGAGGATTGCAGTATCAAAACAAAATACAAGTCAAACATCAAAAACAAAGTGAAGCTATGAAACTGGAAAAGGACGACTACATGAACATTGCAATCGCAATCATCAAGAAGGGCGAATATGATGGCACCGTGGAATATGATAAAGGCGAGGAAACGCTTTTTGTGGACTACTCCTTGAGACTCTACGGAGATTTCAATGAAGATAGCCAGTGGGAGTGCAATGACTTCTATGTTACCATCGGAGAGGTGACCTGCTGCACCCAGGATGAGGACAACTTGGAGCATGACTTCGACGAGAACAAGCTGCACTTCGAGGAAGCTGATTTCTACAACTTCGGTTATAATTTCTAACATAAACTTTTAAAACTTGACTACATGGAAGTACAGAACTTGAAGGTGTGCGACATCACACCGAGCGCCATGAACCCGAGAAAGACCTTCGATAAGGATTCGCTCGCGGAACTGGCTGAGAACATCAAGAACCAGGGACTGCTGCAACCGATTACGGTGCGACCTGTTCCCGAGGAAGCGAGTGTGAAGATTAACAAGGACGGAACAACGAGCGAGTTCAAGTATGAGATTGTGTGCGGTGAGCGTCGTTTCCGTGCATGCAGAATGAACGGGATGGAGTACATCCTTGGCATCGTGAGGGAGATGAACGATGAGGAAGCGTTCTTTGCGATGGTGACGGAAAACCTGCAACGAAAGGATGTGGACCCATTGGAGGAGGCTTCTGCCATCAATGAGCTGCTCAAGTACGGGCAGAGTCCTGCTGACATCGCCATCCGGCTTGGACGGAGTGAGCGTTTCGTGAATGAGCGCATCCGTCTGCTGAACCTTATCGAGCCGTTGAGAGAGCAGGTGAGGGACGGACTCATTCCCATCAGTGCCGGCATGCTGCTGAGCAAACTTGACAAGGAAGTGCAGCAGGAGTTCTTCGACGATAACTTTGAGGATGGTGATAGTGGCGATGATGACCACTGGACGTACGGAGAAGTGAAGGACTGGGTTGACGACCATTTCGGCTATCTGCGAAACGTGGCATTCCTGGACGAGAAAGGCGATGAGCCTTGGCACGACGGCAAGACGTTCCCAAAGTGCAAGACCTGCCTCAACAACACTGCGAACCACGGCTGCCTCTTCTATGAGATGAAGGGCGATGCGAAATGCACGAAGCTGGATTGCAGAGACAGGAAGTCGGAAGCATTCACTTGGCATTTCATCCACACGCACGACTTCTTGAAGAAGGGCGAGGCGTGGAAGCCAGGCATGATGGTGATGTCCGGCGATGAGCAGCGATGGTGGAGCGACGCACAGAAAGCCGAGTTCAGAAGGCAGATAGAGCCTGTTGTGAAAGAGGGCTTCGAGGTCTGGGGTTGGAACAAGTTCGACCATCCGTGCTACTACGAGGCTGGTGACGAACGCAGGAAGGAAATGCTCAAGAATGGCGAGGCTGTGGAGGTGCTTGACGTGACTCACTTCCGCAATTGCCGCATCTCGTGCTTCTATCTGAAGAAAGACAGTTCGGAATTGGAAGTGAAGAAGCTAATTGATAGGATTGCTTTAGCCAATCAGGACAGTAGTTGGCTGCATGATAAGGCAAAGGAACTACTGAAAGACTACGAACCAGGCAGCTACCCATTATATGAGGACGCCATTGTTGCCGCCGACATGCTGAAGCGTAACGACGAGCTCGTAAAGAAACTGATTCGTAAGGATTCCTGGAGCTGTTCCCTTTATGAGTGCTTTTCCTATGTGAGGAAGCACCCTGAAGTCATTGATGACATTAGGAGGTCATATTTCCGCAACATCTTCAATCGGGCTGATGCTGATGTTATTCGCCGACAATTCCTTGACAAAGTGCAACCAGGCGCTTTTGACAAAATAACCGACGAATTTCTGAAGATGCGCAATGCGAAAATCTCATTGCTGGTTGAGAAACTTCGGAACCTTGGCTATGACAAAAATGGCAAACCGATAAAGAAAGAGGCTCAATAGTGAGCCACACCGAGACTTTGGGAGTGAGACTATATCACTCCCATTGTTATTGTCACGAAGGTCGTAAAACGTAACAACTGAGACTATGGTCATCCTCAACGGAAATAGAATCAATGAAGAGCCTGCGTGCTGCGGGCAGTGCCCGTTCCTCTTTGACCACTCGACAAGGATGTATCCTGAAAGGGGCCCATTCCATTGCACGTTGTTCAACGAGTGGCACTATCGAATGACCAACCCACCGAGACGATGCAGGAAGCTGTTCAAGCAGGCACTTGCATACCCCGACGGGTCGGAGCTGGGCATCTACGAGAAGGACTGAGCAAACCAAAACAAAATAACATGATAGAACTGAACAAGAACACGCAGAAGTGTGTCAAGCTGCTGACGACGTACCGCCTGCATGGTAAACTGCGCAGGCACGCGACGCTCCGGCTTCTCAGTCTGATGCTCTCTCAGAAGCTGAGGGAGATGGATGAGGGTGTGAGTCGCAGGTGCGAGCGTGAGCGGATGAGGGAGCTGCTGCGTCCGAGCGTTTTTGGTCAGGTTCCTGATGAAGACACGAACGAGTATGAGGACTACCACCTTGCTGGCGCGGACTTGGTTCTGATGCTGGTGGGGTTTCTGAGGAAGAGCGGAGTGAAGGACGTTGAGAAGCTGATAAGGCGACGTCTGGAGAAGGAATAGGCACTAAGAAAGGTGCTGTTGAAAATGTGTTGTTGAATTAAAATTAGTGTTTAATGAATCGAGAAGTGATTCCCATCTCCAAGCTGGAGATGAACCGTGGGCAGGTGGAAGGCTTGCCCAAGAATCCTCGCTTCTTCCGTGACAGTCGCTTCGAGGCGATGAAGAAGAGCATCGAGGATTGTCCAGAGATGCTGGACCTGCGAGAGTTGATAGTCTATCCGTATGGGGACAAGTACGTGGTCATTGGCGGCAACCTGAGGTTGAGGGCGTGCAAGGAACTGGGACACCAGGATTGTCCGTGCAAGGTGCTGAAGGCGGACACTTCCGTGGCGAAGCTTCGGGAGATAGCGAGCAAGGACAACATCTCGTTCGGAGAGACTGACATGGACGCCCTGCTGAACGAGTGGGACAGACAGGAGTTGCAGGACTGGGGTATGGAACTGCCCGAGGAGAAGAAGAAGGACCCGTTCAAGGAGCGGTTTGATGCCGTGAAGAACGAGGACGCGGTGTATCCGCTCATTCCCAAGTTTGACGAGAAGCATGAGCTGTTCATCATCCAGAGCGCGAACGAGGTCGATAGCAACTGGCTGCGTGAGCGCCTGAACATGCAGCACATGAAGTCGTACAAGACGGGGAAGGTGATGAAGTCGAACGTAATCAGCGTGAAAGATGTCCGTGAAGCCCTTGAGAATTGTCATCCCCAGCCATAAGCGGCATGACAGGGTGTTCGCGAAGTATTTAGTAATGGACCCTATAATTTGTGTTGCGGAGAGTCAGAAGGACTTGTACAAGCGTTTCAATCCTGACTGCGAGATAGTCACCCATCCCGACGATGTGATAGGCTTGATTCCGAAGCGCAACTGGATGGCGAAGCATTTCGGCAACCTCTTCATGCTGGACGACGATGTGCATACGTGCAAGTACCTGGCAGCGGACTATGGCGACTGCTCGGTCATCAAGGACAAGGAGAAGGTGACGCGGATCATCCGTGAGCTGTACGACCTTGCCGAGGTTCTCGACGTGCATGTGTTCGGCTTCACGAATAGAACGACCCCGATGATGTACGAGGAAAACGCATGGCTGTCGTTCTCGAAGATGATAACCGGCTGCTCGTATGGTGTGCGGTACAAGAAGGGCGTGACGTGGTGGAACGAGGACTTGAAGTTGAAGGAGGACTTCTGGATAAGCTGCTTCGCGAAGTTCAAGGAGCGGAGGATTCTCACCGACCTGCGCTATTCGTTCAGTCAGAAGGACACGTTCGTTAATCCTGGGGGACTGAGTGCCTTCCGCAACGTGGAGGAGGAGCGGCGCAGCATCCTGCTCATCAGGAAGCACTTTGGCGAGTGCATACAGATGAAGGGCGGTGCCTGCAACAACGGGAAAGGCTCGACGAAGCAGATGGTGGAGTATAACATAAGCGTGAAGTTTCCTTTTTAAGACCCGCAACGGAATTGCGGGGAACGGTGGCAAACCTTGGGGAACGGCTAACAAACGTTAAGGCGTGAAAATGGCGGGCTTTCTGTTCTCTTTTCTCGCTCTAAACGACGAGGTTTGCAGAGCAAAACGAAAGCAATTATGTTACCTCCTACTATCAACGGCTACAACTTCTTCGAGTGCTCCAGCGCACTCCAGAAGGCAATCAGAAGAGCCGACCATGCTGTCGCTGGATACTTCGCACTGGAACTGTGGTCGAGCGGCTACGGGAACTATGTGTGGAAGAGGCTTTACACCATCAGTGCCGAAGACTGCTGGGGCCTCATCACGGGTGAGATTGACGCTCTGCACAACGGCTATGTGCTGGTCAACAAGGGACAGCCTGAGCAGAAAGGCAGAATCTTCATCAGCAAGGCGGTGCTGCTGCTTTGCGACGTGAGGAAGTGCAGGGACGCTGACCACCTTCAGAACTTCGTGTATGACCATAACGATGTTGATGTGGCGAAGTGGATTGACGATGTGCGTCTGCATCCCATTCCTGTGCCTGAGTACACGTTCGACGTGCATACGAGCAGGGGCAGGAAGATGGGGAAGACGAAGAAGGACTTCTTCCGCGATGAGCTGAGAGCCCTGCATCCGAGAGAACCAGGACTGTTCGACCATCTTGTCGAGGATGACCAAAGTTAGCAAATGTTAAGGCGTGAAAATGGTGGGGGTTGCGGCTTGCAACTCTCGCCATTATTCACGAGGATTGCAGCATAAATCAAAAACATATAAAACAAAGTGCTTTATGAAACTGAACGAGAAAACAAATTGGGCTGCATTAAGAAATCAAGCAGCCATTGCAGCAATGCAAGGACTGTTGTCTAATTCTACAAGGTCGGGTAATTGTGCTGAATATGCTAATGCCGCAGTTGCGTTTGCCGATGCACTTATTGAAGAACTCCTCAATCAGCCATTGGCAGTTGTTGCGTCGAACGACAGTGCTGACTTAGACCTTAAAAACATGGAAATTCCCATTGACTCTGAAAAAGATGTTGCCGTTGGTGAGGTTGTAGAATTCGATGGTGAACGGCTTGTGTGCATTGAAGATGGCAGTATTGATGGCTTTTTGGAAGAATGCTCTGGTTGTGCGTTCATGAAGAATGGCAAATGCCGTAGTATCGTGCGCAGTTGCAGCAAGGATAAGCGCTATGATGGCAAGGATGTGATTTTCAAGAAAATTTCTTAAACAGGTTTGACTATGACACAAGAACAAAAAGAAAAAGCCTATGACGAGGCTTTGGAAAGAGCGTCAAGGCTAAGAGTACAAAACCCATTTGATACTGTTAGTCAGATGATGGAGCATGTTTTCCCCGAGCTCAAAGAGAGCGAGGGCGAGAGAATAAGGAAAGAAATTTATCAATTTGTATATGAGCAGCGACCAGAAGCTGATTGGTTAGCTTGGCTTGAAAAGCAAGATAAGCAAGATGTAAGATACAAACATCTTGAGGAGTTGCTTGCGGCTGACGACATTTACCAAATGTCAATGAATCAAGATATGGTTGAAGAAGCTAAAACAAAAGCTATCAACGCATTATCTAAACTTTGCATTTCAGAATTATTGCTTGAAAAGCAAGGTGAGCAGAAGCCTGCTTGGAATGAAGAGGATAAGAATATGCTGAAAAAGGCTATCAAACTACTCGATGAATTTGGTGGAGATAGAAATTCTGGTGCTTATACTTTACAAGAAATGAGTTGTAGAGATTGTGCTGATTGGCTTAAATCATTAAAACAAAGGATTATTACCATATAAAAGCTACAACAATATGAAGTTACGACACATTACATTTACAGGTATCGACGCTCGCACCGATGTGCAGGAATTAAAAGCTATCCAGAAGCAGTACCCAATAGCAGAGTTTGGTGTGCTGTGGAGCTATCATTGGTATGAGAACGGCAACAGGTATCTAAATCCAAGGTCTATGCCAAAGCTCTTTGGAAAGGGGATTAACCTTGCGCTGCACGTATGCGGAAAAGCTGCATCTGAAGCAGCAGACGGATATTGGGACAATGTTAATTATTCTTTGACAGATTGCAGTGCAAATTGCCTTGGCTTATTTCAACGTATTCAACTGAATATATCCAATCGTCCAGACATTCCATACAGATTGGCAAGCACTCCAGATGGAAACGTGGAAGTGATCATTCAACAAAAAGATATACACCATATTGAAATGTTTGAGCGCAGCAAATGGATAAAGAATACGTCTGTATTGCTCGACGCATCAGGCGGGCAGGGTATTGACACGTCCATTGAGGTGCTACCGAACGTATTACATGCTTATAAGGTTGGCTATGCAGGTGGTATCAATCCTGACAACGTGGCTGAAAAACTCACCTATCTTTTGAAGAACGAACAAGTAGGCGACTTCTGGATAGACATGGAAAGTGGTGTGCGCACCGATGATTGGTTCGATATTGACAAGGTGTGTCAGGTTCTTGAAATCTGTCAGCCGATAATTAAGAAATATAAACAAGACTGACAGATGGGCTTGAACGAAAGAATGCTGCCGATAGGCAAGACGAAGACGGAGCGCACGGGCGACTGGCTCTACACGTGGGAGGTGGTGGGCTGGAACGACAAGGCAAAGTGTAATATATGGGCAGAGAAGTCCAAGCGGTACTCACCTGCACATGGCATCAACACTTATCAGCTTGTGGAAGCCATGAAGGAGAACGACGAATGGAACCACGCAGTAAATATGGCAAAAAGAATAAAAGCAAAGATTTGATTATGGAAGCAAAAGAATTGATGCAGGGCGACTATGTGTCGTTCGTGGAAAAGGACACGAAGGTACCAATCATAGCGAGAGTGGAGTACATCATGGATGATTGGTGCGATGTGTCGTGGATTATCAAGGGAACCATCATCCGAACGCATAGACTGGTGAAGACGGAGGACCTCAAGCCTGTTGTGATTACTACCGACATGCTGGAGAAGAACGGGTTCAGACGTGACGGCTTCTTCGTCCTTGCGGAAAAGAGATACCTTGACAAGGAGGGTTTCTGCAAGATTGTTTGGATTGATGGCTCCATTCAGACGTTCATCCCATTCAGCAAGGACAACGTGCGTCTGTGCGACTGCGTGTATTGGCATCAGTTGCAGAACGCGCTGAGGGCTTTCGGTGTAGAGAAGAAAATCAGGTTGTAGGCACAAGTAAATCCGAGCAAGTATGAAGATAAATCCATTTCCAGGGGAAGTCACCAAGCAGGTGGTGAAACGTCCGTGCAAAATATACTACGACAAGAAACAAGGTAGGATGATGTCGCGTGGCAGTCGTGGACGGCCAAGCGTATATTGGACACCTCAGATGGTGTCAGAACTGCGACGGTACTATCCAACGACCATAAATTCCGAGCTGGAAGAGCCATTTGGAGTGAGCCGCATGACTATCTTCAATATGGCAAGGAAGTTGGGATTGAAAAAAAATGAAGCTTGGCTTCAAAAAATAATACAAGAAAATGCCCATCTTGGGCTCTTGTCGATAAAGAAGAACGGCTCACTTGGAAGATTCAAAAAAGGAAATATTCCTTTGACCGCTTTCCAGAAGGGGCATAAAGGTTTCGGAGCCAAGCAATGTATAGACCTTGAGACTGGCTTTATCTATGAGAGCCGTTCGGCAGCTGCGAAAGCTATTGGAGTGCACGTTTCGCAAATCATGCAATGTATCAAAAACTTTGGAAGATGCAAGGGGCGCCGCATCCGAAACTATCCTAACTCATTCGAAGAGACAGAAATTGAATATATCAGCAACATTCAACAAACAAAAGCTAATGACTTGCCGAGCATTTTCAGAGAACGAGAAGAAGCCTATCATCGCTTCAACGGATGACAGACTGTGAAGAGATGGTGAATGACTGACGCAAAACGATTAGGACTATGGCATTTACAACACAAGGATTTATCAACAAGAACAAACGGATGGCAGCAGCCGACGCGAAGATAACCCAGTCCGAAGGTAAATACGTCAAGACGATGTTTTTCAGCAAGGGCGAACGTGTTGGCGTGCTGGCGGTTTGGGAGGGGAGGATGGAGTGGACGGTTTATGCCGACCCGATGTTTAGTTCTCATGTTGATTGGAACGACCCCGATTGCACATGCCTTAACGGGCTTGGCTCACCAACAACTATCATCCATGTGATGTCAGCCTTGCACGAGCAAGGTTATACATTCACTAACGAAAGGCTATGGACAGACTGAGGTCACGCCAAAGGCGCGACTTACGGAGAAACTAATAAAAATGCAAAGAAACTATGTTTACAATCAAGATAATAAAACGATGCAAAGGGAAGCCAACTTGGATTTCCGAATTTCTTCTTAACTGCTCTATTGAGTTTGTTCAATGGCAATGCAAGAGTAGAGAGGATTTGGAATGGAACCTCGACAGAATCATTGAAGTGTTCCAAAAGTCAAAGATGCTCGTTAGAAACGCATATCAGCATATCAATTCTTTCTATCGTATTGAGCGTGATGGCGATTGCATCAATATCTACAGCGTAATAAGCGATAAATTGGTTTATACCATTCAGGCGGAGGAAGGAGGCGATTGACTATGGCTTACTATAAATTCAAGAAAGATGACAAGTGCGTGGTCGTAGAGAATCTCTTAGCACCGCATTGTGTAGGACACATCGTAACAATCAAAGGTTGTTATACGGCTAATGGTAGAAACTTTTACAACGTACTTCTCGAAAACGGCTTAATGGGCATAGCTGCTGAATCGTGCCTCGAATTGCAAAGAAACTATGAAGCGAAAATGTTTGACTTGTGAGCAAGGCTATACTCCAGTCGATGGATGGTGCCGTACAGGCGCAGATACTCAGAGTTGCGACTTTGGACTGAAAGACGGTGCTGCTCCTGTTGGTGAATTCTGCCCAATGACTGGAAAGAAACTCCAAAACGCAAGTGAGAAAACGATAAAAACGATTAGGAACCATGAAGAAAGCCTATTTCAATAAGAAGTACGGACTTCGGCAAGCCGTTGTGAAAAGACGAAAGACCAAGACTCGGCGCATCATCAAAGGCGACTTCGAGAACGTGAAAGCGTACCATGCAAATGGTGGTTGGCACTTTATCGCAGACACAAAGGATGGCGACTCAATCGAATTGAAACCAGCCTTTCAGATTGGCGAAGTGGTTGCCGTGGCGCAAAGCTATGCGAGTGCTATCAATCCTCTTGATTGGGCAAGTAGATTGATATACAAAGACACACCTGGCTGGAACAATGCTTTATATACCTGTGCCGACCTCATGCCACACCGCATCCGCATCACCGACATCCGTGTGGAACGGTTGCAGGACATAAGCGACGAGGACTGCATGAAGGAAGGAATTTTTGAAGATGCAGAAGAACATGGAGGCTTATACACAACTCCGTTCTATGATTTTTACGGGAATCAAGAAAACGGATTTTACGAGCCTCGAGAAGCCTTCGCCGCCCTTATTGACAAGGTGTCTGGCAAAGGCACATGGCAGCGCAACCCATGGGTGTGGGTCTATGAGTTTAAACTAATAAAATAACAAAATAACAAGAATATGACGTACCAAGAATTTATTCAGGCGCACAAGGTGGCGGTTGACTACAAGGAGAAAGACAACAAGAGTGTGACGGTGCAGATGGTGTCGGTCGAGAACGCGGAGAAGGCATGCAAGATGGCACAGAAGGAACTGGCAGAGAAGCTGCTGGAGATGAACGACATGAACCTCGCCGCGGACATGCTCGGACGCATCCGTGACGAAAAAATCTAAAGCGATATGATGATTATCTACAACAGCATCATCCCGTTCAAGGGATTCCGCTGCATCAACCTTTTCGGCATCCTCTTCGCAAGGAAGGGGATGACCATCTACAAGCACACGGTCGTGCACGAGTCCATCCATACGGCACAGATGAAGGAGATGCTCTACGTGTTCTTCTACCTCTGGTACTTCGTGGAGTGGCTCGTGAAGCTCTGCTACTTCCGAGATAGCAAGGTGGCTTATCACTACATCAGTTTCGAGTGCGAGGCGTTCCGTCACCAGCATGATGACGACTACCTCCCTCGACGCAAGCATTTCACATGGTTAAAATACATCAGGAAACAGGCATGAGCAAGGAAGTACAGATACAGGAAAACTGGAGCGGTCCTCGCAAGTTCTACGAGAAGGTGAGGCTGATGCGCAACGCGCAGAAAGTCTATTTCCAGACTCGCACGACGTCGGCACTGGAGCAGGCGAAGGTGTGGGAGAACGAGGTGGACCGCATCATCGAGGAGACCGAACGCAAGAAGGCGGAGCGGCGAGAACCGAGAATCAATTTCGAGTGATTACACTCAAGTCAATAACCCTAAAAACCCAAAACGACATGAAGAAGGAGTATCAAGAACCAAGCACGAGGGTGCACAAACCAGTATGCGCTCCGTGCAGGGCTTATCCGTGGCCAGAGTCGCAGATGCCTGCGACGGGCGGGTATGCCTACCCTCAGGTGAAAGAAGAAAACGTGTACGAGGACGAAGTAGAGTGGGGGAATATATGGTGACATCATTGAAGCACTACGGCTCAGTTGGCGAACGCCTGAGCTGCCCCCATGGAGCGGCGAAGTCGTTCCCTGTCGGCACGGTGAAGCCCGTGAAGGTGGGCGACATCAACTGCTCGGAGTGTCCGTGCTACAACGGCATCGACCCGAAGGGCATCGACAAGCGCGAGAACTATGCGACGATGTGCTGCTACCCGGACTTCTCACCTAACAACAGGATGAGGACGATGGACGAAGAACCGAAGGCGGAACCTTCGGGAACGGTGGCAAAGAAACCGTCGGGAACGGTGGCAAAGGAGGGATGACATGGAGGCATTGATTCTTTTCTTTGTGCTCATCGTGGCAATTTCGATCTTCTGTTTGGTGGAGCGAAAGACCGTGAAGCAGATGAGGGAGCACGGACACTCGTTGACTCCCAAGTCCTACGGCATCTACCTGCTGAAGAGCGGAAAGGACAGGTACAACAAACTGCGCAGAAAGCGCATTCAAAAACAGAGAGACAAATGGAATATTGGATAATAAACAGGCTTGACAATGTGAGGATGGTGCTGGTCGTGCTGCTGCTCGGCTGCATCTACATCGCGGGAAACGCGCTGATGGCGTTCGTGAAGAGCAGCCTCAAGAGTGACGAGGTGAACTACAACCGCATATTCAGTTATGCGCTCGTCATCGCCTTGGTGCTGGTTCTCCTGCTGGTGTTCATGCCTTCGTCTGCGGAGGCGTTCCAGCTCGTCAAGCCATAAAAGAGACAGAGAGATGAAAGTCATTGTGACAGGCAGCGAGGGATTCATCGGACGTTCCCTCTGCCAAAGACTCCGTGAGAGGGGATGTGAGGTGTTGAGGATAGACAGAGTGCTTGGCAGTGATGCGGCCAGCCTTTCGCCACTACTTGCAGGTGGCGGCATCGGTTGCGTGTATCACCTGGCAGCAGCCGTCAATGACGACATCGAGCAGAATCTCTCGGACAATATCGCCACCTTTGTGAAGGTGTGCCATGCGTGCAGAACCTACAAGGTGAAGCTGGTGTATGCCAGTTCTCCCACCGCCTACTCGCCCAATACCACGTCCATGTATGGAATCAGCAAGGCGTTCGCCGAGAAGTTCGCGCAGATATACTGCCCGACCTCCACGGGATGCCGCATCCACAGCGCCTACGGTCCTCACCCACGACCAGGAACTCTGCTTTGGCATTTGATGAACGATGCCGCCGTGACGTTGTGGAACCTCGGCAGGAACACTCGCTGCTTCACATACATCGACGATGTGGTTGACGGGCTGCTCTTCGCCTGCAACTCCAGCAAGCCGCTGGTGAACATCGTGAACGAAGAGGATACCACAACCTATCAGTTTGCCTGCGAGGTGTCGCGCTTCAAGGAGGTGCGAATCAATTTCCTCTCCTCGATGCGCAAGTATGACGCCCAGGCGTACAAGATAGACACGAGCGTCCCGACCATACCGCTGCGCTACAAGAAGGTGCGTGACGGCATCGAGGCAATCATGAAACAAACATAGTGTAACGTATATGGACGAACAAGAGATAAGACAAAAACTGACGAGGATTGTTGTTGACGAGCTCGGGGTGAAGGAGTCGGAGGTGACGGACAACGCACGTCTGTACGAAGACCTTGGCGCGGACTCCATCGACTACGTGACCATCATTGATGATGTGGAGAAGACGTTCGGCTTCACCATCCATGACGACGAGGCTTTCGACCAGGAGGTGTTTGCGCACGGGAAGAGCCTCAACATTGTCGGCAACCTCATCGAGTTAGTGAAGGAACGATTGAATTAACCAACGGCTGGCGCATTTCGGTGCGCTGGCTTTAATGCTTTTTGGAATGGCAAAGGACAAGCAAACACAATTGACCCCCAAGCAGGAGAAGTTCTGCCAAGTCTATGTTGACTCTGGCATTGCATCCTACGCTTATCGTCAGGCGTACAATACTGAGAAAATGAAGCCAGAGACCGTATGGCAAAGTGCTTCAAAGCTTTTGAATGACCCCAAGGTTACCGCAAGGGTGAACGAGGTAAGAGCAGAGCGTGCGGAGGAGACGAAAGTTGACCGTGCGAGGTGCGAAGAGGAACTGATGGCGATAGCGACTGCAAGCGTTACGGACATCTTTGAGTATAACGAGGAGAAGGGGAGAACGGTGCTGAAGGACCCGATAAGTTTCAAGCAGAGCACCAAGAAGGCACTGAAGAAGGTGTCCAATAAGCGTGGCGAGGTATCGTATGAGTTCCATAGTAAGACGGACGCCATCGCCAAACTCGCTGCCATGAACGGATGGGATGCTGCAAGAAAGGTGGAAGTAGGCGGCAAGCTGGAAACCAACAACAACATTGTCTTTGGCAACGAGGTGTTTGATGACGATTAGCAAAACGTCATTCCTCACGCGTGAACGACAAAGTGACAAATTCTCCTTAGGCAAGATGCTTAAAAACCTTACAAGATGTCAATAATCAACCATACTCCACTCAATCCGAACGGTTATCAGCTGATGAAGTACACCCATGACAAGGATGTTCGCTTCATCCTCATGTATGGAGGCTCATCGTCTGGAAAGTCCTTCGGTGCTGCCGAAGTCTTCATCATGCTCACTTTCGAGGACGGTGAAAATTCGGTGGTGTTCCGAAAGGTTGGTGCTACCATCAAGGATTCTATCTACGAAGATTTTAAAGTGGCTTCTGATACGCTCGGAGTGAAGGAACAACTGCGGTTCTTGCAGAACAGCATCAGATTTCCGAATGGTGCCCGTATCGACTTTAAGGGACTGGATGAGAGCGAACGAATCAAGGGTATCTCCAACTATAAGAGGGTGCTGCTTGAAGAGCTGAGCGAATTCGAGGAGAACGACTTCAAGCAGATTCGAAAGCGTCTGCGTGGTAAGGAAGGTCAGCAGATTATTGGAGACTGGAATCCTATCAGCGAGGAGCATTGGATAAAGAAGAAGGTGATTGACAAGGAAGATTGGCACGATGTACCTATGACTGTAGAGCTGATGGACAAGGATGGAAGACTGCGACCTTTGAAGCCGTGGCGCACCGAGGTGAAGAGCATCAAGATGAACAGTTCTCGCGACATCGTGAATGTACGTACTGGCGAAATCACAACCATTCCTCCAAACATGGTGCTGATTCAGACGACGTATCTGAACAACTTCTGGGTGGTGGGTAGTCCGAACGGAAAGTTCGGGTTCTACGATGAGCAGGCGGTGGCGGACTTCGAGCATGACAAGGTGCACGACCCCGACTATTATCGCATCTATGCGCTTGGCGAATGGGGTGTGCTGCATACTGGTAGTGAGTTCTTCTGGGCTTACAACACGTCGAAGCATCTGAAGCAGGTGCCGTTCATTCCCGAGTTGCCTGTGCATCTGTCTGTCGATAACAACGTGCTGCCGTACATCACGAACACGCTGTGGCAGGTGGAGGAGACGCCCGACAAGGTGAAGGTGCGCCAGTTCGCGGAGGTGATGGCCACGAGTCCCGACAACACAGTGAAGAAGGCTGCAAGGCTGGTGGCGAAGCGTCTGAGAAGCCTCAACTATGCCGACAAGGTCTTTCTGCATGGTGATGCGAGCACCAGGGCGGCGAACACCATCGACGAGGAGAAGCGCAGTTTCCTTGACCTCTACATCTCCACGCTGAACGAGGAAGGCTTCGAGGTGGAGGACTGCGTTGACAAGTCGAACCCTTCCGTGCCGATGACGGGCGAGTTCATCAATCAGCTGCTCGATGGCGCGGATGAAGGTGTGGAGATTGAGATTGACGAGAGCTGCAAGGTGTCGAGCGACGACTATCTGATGGTGCAGAAGGACGTGAACGGTGGAATCCTCAAGACGAGGGTGAAGAACAAGATGACGGGACAGACGTATGAGGAGCATGGTCACGCCTGTTTTATCGCCTCAACACCTATCAGCACTTCACGTGGAATCATCCCGATTTCAGAGGTCAGAATCGGTGATATTGTGGACACTGAAAAAGGACTGTTTCGGGTATATAATTCATTCGTTTCCGCTTTGAATTCTCGGTATTTTTTCGTAACTTTGAAGGGTAATAGAATGGGTGTTACATACGACCATCCTGTCTTTACTTTGGCAGGTTACAAGCCTGTCTGCGAACTGCGAGAAGGAGATGAGATAATAATTTTAAAAGGCAAAGAACTATGCAAAGAGAAACTATCGTGTATAACGGCTTCAAGTTTAATAGATACCCTGAGTCAAAATCTGAGAGCGATAGGGCTTACTATAGGGGATGGGTTAGGGTTGAAGGAGGAAAGATGCGGAAGAAGTACCTCCACCGCTACATGTGGGAACTTGTTTATGGAGAAATCCCTAAAGGCTATCATGTACATCATATTGATGGCAACCACGATAACAATACAATCAGCAACCTTGCTCTTGTGCTTGGTGAGCAACACGTGTCGTATCATGGCAAGAACCGCTCTGATGAAGTTGAAGCAAAGTGTAAAAATGCTTTGGACGAAGCGAGAGACAAAGCCTCTGAATGGCATCGCTCAGCAGAAGGAAGGGCCTGGCACTCTCAAAACTCAAAGAAGCAGATGCAGCGGAGGGAGTACAAGGAGTATACTTGCATCCATTGTGGCAAGACCTTTACAAGCCGTGCTATTCAAGGTAAGAAGTTTTGCTCGAACAATTGCAAGTCGGCATGGAGAAGAAGCCAGCACCTCGACGACGTGGAGCGTACTTGTGAATGCTGTGGAACTAAATTTATTGTCAGCAGGTACGCTACTACGAAGTTCTGTTCTCGGTCGTGTGCCGCTAAGTTTAGGTGGCAGAGCGGACGTGTATAACATATCTACGGAGAGTGGAACATATTTTGCAAACAATGTGCTGGTTCACAATTGCGATACGTTCCGCTATCTGTGCTACGACGTGCTGCGTGCCAAGTACATCGAGTTTGCGAACCGACGGAAGCGGAATATCTATGCGAAGGATGATGCGCTGTCGTTCTTCAACGGAGAGACGGAATACGAGTATGCTGCGAGCCTTGCGTATGTGATGCCGAACGTGGGCGGTGTGTTCGTCATGGTGCATGGAAGTCTGGTTGGCAGGGAGTGGCATATCGTGAACGTGTTCTTCAGGGAGAGCGTGAGTACGGAGGAGATTACCCATGCGGTGATGGAGGAGGATGTGGATTACTGCGTGTTCGAGTGTGCGGATGCTTACTTCGGCTATGTGAGGGACTTGCGGAAGCGTACTTCGAGGAACATCAAGGTGATGGGCGAGGTGAGCGACGTGGATAGGAGGATTGCCGCAACGAGCGACTTCGTGAAGGAGCATGTGCGGTTCAGTCCTGGAAAGAGGAACGAGGCTGAGTATGATGCTTTCCTGACGAATATGCTGGACTACAACCCCAAGCAGGAAGGGAAGCAGGCGAGCGCGGCGATCAGCGGATTTGCGCAGTACGTGATGACGAAGTACCCGATGGGGTAGAGGGCGACGGCAGAGCCGCCGCGTACTGAGAAACTACACGCTTGACTACACGCTGACTACACGCTTGATGGCAAAAACTACACGCTGGACTACACGCTTAACTGTGGGATGATGGCAGAAAGAAAGAAGACCGAAGACGAAATCTTCGGGAACGGTGGTGGAAATGGTGGTTTGTAAGTCACTGATATGATGAAAGTTAAGAGAAAATGAATGTTTTTTTTGAAATTATTTTCTTTTTATTGTTGAAATTTATTGATTTTTGTGGCAAGAATTAGCGCACATGTTTACTTTTCTGAAAAAGACATACGAATCCGAGCCCGTGTCGAGCAATGTGGTTGAAGTGCCGCTGAAGCCTGTGGGTGGTGGTGTGAGGACAGAGGTTGTTAGCATCAACGACCTTGTGCAGCCTCGTGTGGCGTCGATGAACTTCATGACGATGTACTTCACCATTCCTGAGGTGTTCTTCCCTATCGACTATATCGCTTCGAGGATTTCAGGCGCGAAGTTCGTGTTGAAGCGTGATAAGGACGACAGTGTCGTTTGGCACAATGCTCCTGTGAATGCGATGCTGGCGACTCCGAACTGCTTGCAGACGTGGAGCGAGATGGTGTATCAGCATTTCGTGTATAAGCTCTGCACGGGTACGAGCTTCATCCGTGCTGCCCAGGCTGAGTCTTTGGGCGATATCTCTTTCCGCAAGTGCTCGAACTACTGGGTGCTGCCGAGTGACAGGACTGACATCGTGGGACTCTACGGCAAGTTGCCTATCTATGGCATCGCGGAGAAGGAGGAAATCATCAAGGAGTTCGTGCTTCATGGCGGACTCAGCGAGCTGCACATCCCGACTCCCCAGGTTTATATCGACCGTGACAAGATTATGAACGTGTTCACGGCTGGCAACTACTTCCGCAATGACTGCTTCCTGAAGTCGAATTCTCGGTTGATGAGTTGCCTGAAGAACATCAGCAACCTGTTGGCGGTGTATGATGCCCGAAACATCATCTACGTGAAGAGGGGTGGCTTGGGCTTCCTCGTCAGCCAGAAGAAAGACGCGACGGGTAGTGATTCGCTCACTGAGGAAGAGAAGCGCAATCTCTTGCAGCAGAACTTCAGCAAGTATGGTGTGAGTGCTGACCAAGTGCCTTACGGCATTAGCGATGTGGACGTGAGGTTTGAGCGCATCAACCTTTCCATTGCGGACATGCAGCCGTTCGACGAGACGCTTGCCGACGCTATCAATATCGCTGGTGCCTATGGCATCCCTGCGGTGCTGGTGCCAAGGAAGGACCAGGCTACGTTCGCGAATCAGGCGACTGCGGAGAAGACGGTGTATAGCTCGGTGGTGATTCCGATGTGCAAGGAGTTCTGCGCTGCGCTGACGCATTTCCTGGGACTCGACGAGGCGAAGCTGTACCTTGACTGTGACTTCAGCGATGTTGACTGCTTGCAGGTGGGTTTGAAGGAGCAGGAATCGGTGAAGAAGATGGTGAACGACCGTTGCTTCAACCAGTTCAACTGCGGTCTGATTACGCTGAATGACTGGAGGGCACAGATAGGAGAGGCTCAGATTGAAGAAGAAGTAAATCCGATTTTCTCGAAGCTCAAGTTCGACATGAGCGACGAGGAATTGGCAGTGATAGATAAAATTATTAAAACAACCAACAAAACCCCAAGTGAAGATGAAGAGACAGTTCCAAAGCCTTCAGTACAAGACTAAGGCGAACGACGTGGATGAGGAGAAGGGTATTGTGACCGTAGCCGTGAACGGCATCGGTGTCAAGGACTCTCAGAACGACATCAGCATGCCTGGTTCGTTCAACAAGACTTTGCGAGAGAATATCAACAGGATGAAGTGGTTCCTGAACCACGACACTACCCAGTTGCTGGGTGTGCCTCTGAGTGGCAAGGAGGATGGCGGCAACCTCGTGATGGTTGGTCAGCTGAACCTTGAGAAGCAGATTGGCAGGGACATCCTGAGTGACTACAAGCTCTATGCCAGTACGGGCAGGACGCTTGAGCACTCGATTGGTGTGCAGGCCATCAAGCGCGACGAGGCGGACCCAAGGAAGGTGCTTGAATGGAAGATGTTTGAATACTCGACCTTGACGAGCTGGGGGAGCAACCCTCAGACGTACCTCGTTGACATCAAGAGTGCGACCCCCGACAAGGTGAGGGAGATGTTCGACTTCCTGCATGAAGCCTTGACCGCCAAGTACGGGCATACGGATGAAAAGCTGAAGGAGTACGAAATGAACCTCGACATGCTGAAAAAGGCGTTCGGTGAGACTCCGAACATGGTGACCTGCCCGAGCTGCGGGCATGAGTTCGACTACGACGCGCAGAAGGAGCACACGTTCAGCGAGCAGGTGCTTGAGATGGCTGTGATGTATGCGAGATGGATTACCGATGACGCTGTGGAGCAGCACATGAACGAGCTTGCGCCTGAGATTCAGAACGAGGTGCTGAGCGTGATTGGTGCTGTGAAGATGCAGGGCATCGATGTCACCAACAAGGAATTGATTCGGAAGTCCATCACTGACACGATGGCGTATGTGCGCTGTCCTAAGTGCTGGAATCGAGTGTATAAAACAATAGCCAATCTTGAAAAGGCTGACGACACCACCAAGGCAGATGAGCCGCTGAATGGCACTCATGAGGATGTCCTGGAGAAAAAGGATGACGTGAAGCCTGAAGAGAAAGCCGCCACGAGCACTTTCTTTAAGAGTTTGAATGATTGTTTCAATTAGTTTTCTAACAATTAAAAAGACGTGACATGAAGAAGAAAGAATTGAGTGTGACCGACTTTCTCTCTAATTTGAAGTCGGATGCAACAGAAGAGCAGCGTAAGATGCTTGAGAACATCTATCGTCCCATCGTTGACAAGATGAACGAGATGCTCGACCAGATTGTAAACGGTACCGCTGACAAGGACGAGATGCAGAAACAGTTCAAGGAAATGACCGAGAAACTGACTGGCATCGGTGCGATGACGAAGCAGATTGAGGACTTGCAGAACCAGGTGAAGAGCGCTGCCGAGACTATCGAGAAGATGAAGAAGAACGGTGTGAGTGCCGACTTCATCAGTAAGTTTGACGAGCAGCTGAATGCTATGTTCGACTCTGAGAAGTTCATCGACTTCGCAGAAGGTCGTCGCAGCAAGTCCGGCAAGTTCGAGTTTGACAAGAAGGGCGTGACAAGCCTTGAGAACAGCTACACCGGCAACATCCTGCTCAACCAGCAGCAGCGTCGTGTTGTCGATCCGTTCGCCAACGGCAAGGTTCACCTCCGTGATGTCATCAACGTGGAGCAGGGCGACCCTGAGTATCCATCGCTGACGTTCAACCAGATTTCCTCTCTCGACCGCAACGTGCGCTACGTGACTGAGAACGGTCAGTTGCCTGAGTCCGCATTCGCAGTGAAGGAAGTGACCGAGCCTGTGAAGAGACTTGGTACCACTATGTTCATCTCGAAGCGCATGCTCAAGAGCCGCACATGGGTTCGCTCCTACATCCTCTCACACCTTCCACTTTGGATTCAGCAGGCAGAGGACTGGAACATCATGTTTGGTGACGGTCAGGGCGAGAACTTCACGGGTATCGTGAACAACCCTAACGTGAAGGCTATCGAGAGCATCCTCACTGACAACATTGTGACTGGTGCAGCAGGTTCTGTTGACAGCGTGACTTCGTTCAACGGTGGTGCAGACGTGGTTGTTGAGTTCACTGCTCCTCAGCCACTTATCCGTACAGGTATGAATATTACCTTTACGGGTGCAACCAAGATGACTGCCCTCAACTCTGCGAAGAGCGTCATCAAGATGAACGACCGCCAGATTCTCATCAAGGGCGTTACCTACGTTGCAGCTGAGACTGTGAGCGCTATGTCGTTCGTGGTGAAGAACAAGTATTTCAAGAACATCGAGGACCCTAACTCAGAAGACGCTATCCGCACTGCGTTCGCGTTGATGAGCTATGGCGAGTTCACTCCTAACCTCATCGTTCTCAATCCAAGCGATGTGAACGCCATCGAGTGCGAGAAGGACACCACTGGTCGCAGCCTTGGACTCGTTCAGACTGTAGGTGGTCAGAAGCGCATCGCAGGTCGCCTCATCGTGGAATCGACTCAGATTCCAGAAGGCAAATACTTGCTCGGTGACTTCGTGAACGGTGCATCCCTCGTTGACTACACCGCTCTCACTCTCGAATGGGCAGAGGATGTGGACACCAAGCGCAAGAACCAAGTTGCTCTCATCGCTCAGGAAGAGGCAATCTTCGCGCTCTACAACCCATTCTCGTTCGCTTACGGCGACCTCGCTGCATTGATTACCGCCATCACCAAGGCATAAACTGTTTGCGCCATGAAGAAGGTACTTATCATAACAGGAGACGCCAAGAAGGTCGAAGGCTTCGCTCATGAGCAGCGTTACCGCTTCAAGCGCGACAAGATGACTGCTGAGCTGAAGAATGTGGGCAGCGGCGAAGCCGACGAGGCTAAGCCTACGGAGTCTGCCAAGACCGAAGAGCCTGCCAAGACCGAGGGCGGAACCCTCGGGAACGGTGGCGAAGGCGATACGAAGGAAGCTCCAAAGGAGGATACCAAGGAAGCACCGAAAGAGGATTCCAAGGAAGCTCCAAAGGAGGACGGCAAGGAAGTGAAGAAGGAGGACAAGAAAGCCTCCAAGACTGACAAGAAGTAACCATGAGACTGTTGATAGATTGTACATATTTCTGCAAGGGTGAGCGTTTCATTCAGAACGCTCCTACGACCATCGATACCGAGGACCAGAACGAGATAGCCGTGAAGGACACTATCGAGGGCTATGTGGAGACGCTCCAGGGCGAGTTCCTGTGCTCCATGCTTGGTGACAGCGCAGCCGCTATCTTGCAGTCGTACCTTGACCAGAAGGCTGAGGTGGATGCAAGAAACGCCAAGCTGGAGGACGGTGAGGAACCTGAGGTGTTCGAGACTGATGCCGAGTTGGAGTTCCTCGCTGATGGACTGAAGGAGAGTTTCGCTGACTATGTCTTCTACAAGATGCTTCGCAACGTGAACACGTTGGTGACCACGACGGGAGTTGTCGAGTTGAAGAGTGCGAACCGCTACAGGACCCCTGCAGACCGTCAGGCTTCGATTTGGAACAGGATGGTTGGCAGGAATATGAAGTTCGTGGAAGCCGCCAAGAAGGCACTCGCGAACTATACAATCTATTACAGTGCGAACTTAGTGACTCCTATCAATCCCCACAATCTCTAATGGACATCATTGACATCATCCGAGAAGTTGTCGAGCGCGTGTCGTCGGAGGTGACGATCAGACAGAGCGACAAGGACGGGAACGTGACGGAAAGGGTTCATCCTTTCATCAACTATCTCTTCGGCAGTGACCAGTATATCAAGGACACGCTTGACACGTGGAGCAAGTCGGCTCCTAAGTCGAACAAGTCCGCTGGTGACACGAGCGGCGAGAAGGTGAAGAAGTTTCCTCTTGTTGCCTTGTTTGTTCCGTTCACGGAGCAGTATGGCGACCCTGCCATCTACTGCAAGGCGAGCATCTCCGTGCTGATAGCCTGCTCGTC